TGCGGCTGCACGGTCCGCTACGGGTTTCCAAGTCGATCACCAGGGAGCCGGCGCTCTAGGACCTACCCTACTGGCCCTGAGAGCCTCGGAGAGCGATTTTCGCAGCTAGGGTGGTATGACGGTACCCTCGATTTACCACAGAGACCCACAGATGTCTATGTGAATTGCCTCACAAAACTACCTGTCGGCGGTGGAAAACGAGAGAACCCGCATGTACTACAGGGTGAGAGGGTAAGCGCCTCCTCCCCTCCCCCTGAGAGAGGGGGATGGTAGGGGGTGAGAGCCTCGCTTTTGGGCTCGGCTCGACAGAGAGCCGCTCCAGGGCGGCTCGATCAAGCGGCTTTAGGCCGCTCTCTGGTCTCGGTCTTATGGGACCGAGCCCTGTAGGCCCGAGCCGGAAGGGCTCGTATCGACAGCTCTGAAGCTGTCTCTGTATCGCCCGCTGGATGCGGGCTCTGATCGGCCCGCTGAATGCGGGCCTCTGTTATTAGGAGGGGTCTTGACATCGAACTGGGTGTCATCGACCCGCCGCCAGGAGCTCCCTCCCGACTGGGAGGAGATCCGTCAAGAGGTTCTTGCCGACGCCGAGGGCGTATGCGAGATCCGAATGCCCGGTTGCCTTGGATGGGCGACCGATGTTGATCACATCGCCCGTGGAAATGACCATTCCCGCCGCAATTTGCGTGCGGCGTGCAAAAAGTGCCACGGCAAGAAGTCATCCGCAGAGGGAAATGCCCGTAAGCGGGAATTGCGAGCCAGGAGGAAGCGCCCACAGGACAGACATCCCGGCTCTTTGTAGCGGCCAGGTGCTGCTAGATACCCAGGAGGTAACCACAGTGGGAGCTGCCACACGCGGCCCGGTCCCTGAGAGGACAGACCAGACCGTTCGCCACAGCGAGCCGGTCGACAAGATCGAGGTTTTCGGCGAAGTCAAGGTGCCGGCCCTCGGAGACATCAGTTACCGAGGCGAGACGCACCCGATCATCCAAGACCTGTACCAGGCGATGCAGGATTCCGGCCAGAGCAAGTTCTACGAACCGTCCGACTGGCAGGTCGCACGCCTCACACTCCTCGCGCTGAACGAGGAACTCATCGCAGCCAGGCACCAGAACAAGCCCATCGGCGCGATGAAGCTCACCGCGCTCAACCAGATGCTCACGGCGCTCATGCTGACCGAAGGCGACCGCCGACGTGTCCGCATCGAGCTCGAACGGAAGCCCAGCCAGCCAGAAGGCGTCGTCATCAACGCCGCCGACCAGTTCAAGAAGTGGCTGGAAGAACCGTGATCCCCCGGTCCCCCGGGGCGGGTATTGGCGTTCCTCCTCCTTTCCCGCCCAGAGCCTCCGCTACCGGCTCCCCGCCTCGGGGTTGACCGACCTTGAAAGGACCCAAATGGCAGTAATCGGCATCGAGCTCGAACCAGACCAGCTCGTCCTTACCCGTCGTCGCGACTTCAAATGGACGTTCGAGAACCTGGACGAAGACGGCAACGCCGTCGACTTCCCCGCAGGAGAGCTGTTCTTCGAGCTGGACACAGGCGGGCAGCACAACGCTGTTCAAGAGATCCAAGTGCTCGGAGCTACAGGCGGCACGTACACGCTCAACATCAACGGGGTCAACACCCCGGCCATCGACTACAACGACGTGTCGGAAAACCCGCAGGGCATGTCCGGAGATCTCACCGACGCGGTCGAGGCCGCGGTGGGGGCGGGCAACGCCAAGATCCATCCGATGACGCTGTTCCCTGCTTGGACTCTCAACTTCAACCTGAACAGCAGCAAGCCACTCACCGAGCAGCTGGTCAACACGATCAACAAGGCTGCGAACGACTTCTTCGACACGTTCGAGCAGCTCTTCGGAGTGAACGTGGAGATGACCGTCACCGACGCGTTGAACTTCAAGCTCAAGGTGACCTCCCTCAAGTCGTTCGATGAGGTCGGAATCATCACCTTCGCGGTCGATGTCACTTCGACGGCGGTCAAGAACTTCTTCAACAGCTTCTCCGGACTCGTCGGCGCGGTGAACACCGTCAGCGTGGACTTCTACTGGAACCGCACGTACGAGATCGAGTTCATCGGAGAGCTGGCGCAGAAGCCGATCCAGCCCATCACCGCTGACATCAGCAACCTGACCGGAGCATCGAAGGCCGTCAAGGTCAGTGTCAAGCGCCCCGGCAAAGAGCGACTCACCCGGTGGGACTTCGACATCGACGGCCCCGTAGCGGATCTGAAGGTCGAGAGCGAAGAGGCTGACTTGATAGCCGCACGTACCCGCTGGCAACTGGTGTTCCTCCAAGACGGGGAGCCCGCAGGTGGCGAACCGATCGCTCGCGGATTGGTGTGGGTGCAGGAATGAAACTCAAGGGCTACCCCACTGACGGAAGGCCGGCGCTCTCCTACCTGGGAGCCCCCACAGGCTCCATCGTCGGCACAGATCGCCGCCCGGTAGACCGGATCGTCTCGGTGCCGGGAAAGCCTGGACCTCCTGGAGATCGCGGCCCGAAGGGAGACGGCCTTCAGGTCGACGGAACTGCCGCAGATTCCGCGTCACTGCCTACCGCAGGGGATCATCCGCTGGAGTTGTGGGCCACCACTAGTGACGGTCAGTTCTGGCTGTCGGACGGCACGGTGTGGTACCTGGCAGGTGTCAGAGGTCCGAAGGGGCCTATTGGTGATCAAGGCCCGAAGGGTGACCAGGGTCCGCAAGGAATACAGGGCATTCGAGGGCCGGAAGGTCCTCCAGGGACTACGTCTTGGGACGGCATCACTAACCGTCCCAGTACTTTCCCCCCGTCAGCCCACAGCCACGCGATTGGAGACGTGACCGGGCTACAGGAGGAGCTCGACACCAAGAAGGATGCTGACGGCGTGTGGGGCATCGTCGCCTACTACTGCGAGGACGAGAACGACTTCCAAGGCCAGATCGACACCAAGATCACACAGGCTCAGGCTCAGACCCTTGTCGACCAGGCCATCGCCCAGTTGTTGGACGGATCTCCCGAAGCGCTGGACACTCTCAACGAGTTGGCCGCTGCACTGGGTAACGACCCCAACTTCGCTACTACGGTGTCAGCTCAGATCGGGAGCAAAGCCGATAAGGCGACGACGATCACCGCAGGTACCGGACTCAGCGGAGGCGGCGACCTGTCCGATAGTCGCACTCTCTCAGTCAACTTCGGCAGCGCACCCGGGACGGTCTGCCAAGGAAACGACGCACGCCTGTCCAATGCCAGAACTCCAACAGCACACACGCATCAGATCTCCGATGTGGAGAACCTACAGGCGACACTTAACGGCAAGGTCGGGACGGACGGCTCGGTACTCAACGTTGTGAAGATGACCCAGGCCCAATACGACGCACTAGGTGCGAACAGGCCAGCGACGACGTTCTACGTCATCGTGGGGTGATCTAGATGTCAGTTCGCATCGAAAACGTTCAGCCCGACGCAACTTACTACGGCGATTACCCAGTCACGAGGGTTTTCCAAGGGGACTCCCTGGTATGGCCTTACGCCAACCAGATGGTCGAGTTCAACACCCCTGGGAGCGTCCTTTACAACTTCCCTCCCGGCACAGCCTTCGTGGATCTAGGAATTATCGGAGGAGGTTGTGGCGGGGCGGGCGGTGGAGTGCCGTTGAACCGCAACGGAGGCAGGGCCAGTACTTGGAGCACATTGAGGCTTCGACTAGGCGTAGACATCCCCTGGAGCGTCACACAGCTGACCTTGACAGTCGGAGCCGGCAGTTCTGGAACAGCTGGCGGGGCTTTCGAGAACACCCCGAGTCAAGGGGGGGCTTCGTTCATCGTCATCGGCGGCGAAGAAGTTCTGAGATCCCCAGGAGGAACTTACAACACAGGAGTTCAAAACGGCGGCAGCCCTGGCAATCTCACCTTCTACGACATAACCGCCATCGGCGGTGTCGGAGGGACAGGAAACGGTGGTCACGGCACCGCACCTGGGGCTGGGGGTGCCGGAGGAAACGGCTCGTTCACTTCGCCTAGTAGAGGGGGAAACGGAGCTCCAGGCCGCGTGATCATCCACGCACACAGTTAGACCAAGCAGGCGGTCCCCTAGCACAGAGGGGAGCCCCTGCGTTGGGTCAGTAGCTCAATTGGTAGAGCAGCGGTCTCCAAAGCCGCGAGTTGGAGGTTCGAGTCCTCCCTGGCCCGCACACCACCCGTCCCCGGCAGGGGGCGGGTTTTTTTCTTCTCAAATCGAAAGGAACACATGAGTTTTCGCACCGTGTATGGGTATGAATGGTCAGAGAACGGTTGGCGCATGTGCAACCGCGACGAGTGCGACATCGTAAAGATCCCTGAGCTCTACCTGGTCGATACAGCCCCGCTCCGTAAGGGGGCTCCCCTGACCATCCTCGGCGCGTGGATCTACTGGTATGACCGCAACGTCGAGGAGATCTTCACCCCGGTCTGGGGATGGTCGGCAACGAACGACGTTGCCAACTCAAATCACCTGTCCGGTACCGCAGTCGACATCTGCGCTCCGAAGTACCCGTGGAAGCGGTACACGATGACAGCGGACAAAGTCGCGAAGGTCCGTCAGGGCTTGGACCTGTTCGAGGGCACAGTGTTCTGGGGTCGAAAGTGGGGCGAGACGGGAGTTAGCTCGCCCGACGAGATGCACTACCAGATGGCATTCCGAGAGGGTGACGCCCGCAACGAGGCGTTCGCCAAGAAGCTCAAGGACGGATACCTCGGCATCTACAAGGCAGCTCCCCCGGCCCCGGCTCTTGATCCCATCGCAAAGCACCAGAAGTTCCTCAAGGAGGCTACCGAGCGCGAGCTCCTGGTCTACATCGCAGATCAGCTCGGTCCCGGCCATCCTGATTGGCGCTCTAAGGGTACGACCCTGCGAGACAAGGTGTTCGGACTGTGACTCAACGCCATCTAGCCGTTGTCTTCCGAGGTACCGGAGGCGTCATCGGCCAGGACTATGTCAGTCGAGTGTGTCAGGCAGTCTCGGACCTGGTTGAGGAGATCAACCCGAAGTTCGACGCCACGATGGGCGGCATCCCCGTAGGTGCCGCCAACAACATCAAGGCGAAGTCGATGAACAAGGCGGTAGACGAGGCAGTCTGGGACGCCACCGGCATCATCCGGTACGCGCTGTCTGTCACCCCGACTCGCCAGGTGATCATCGGCGGGTACTCCGCTGGCGCGGTCGCTGCGGCCCGCGTCCGGAAGTGGCTCCAGGAGAACTACCCCCAGAACTACCTGTGCTCGTTCTCGTTCGGCGATCCGACCCGCCCGCACGGCGGCTCGTACTACAAAGGCCCGATCCTGAGCGGGCAGGGCATCTCCTCGTGGCGCTACGGCGACGTGAAGGACTGGCGTCACTGCTGGCTCACGGACCCAGGCGACATGTACGGGAACATCCCCCTCGGGGCTGCCGGGGACATCCTGGACGACTTCTACGACATGATCACGGCCACGCAGATCTCAGATCCGCTGGTCACAGCGCTGACGTTCATCGAACGGTTCCCGCAGACGCTCGCCAAGGCCGGCACAAATCCCCTCGCCGCGTTCAAGGCGGCTGAGGTCGCGATCAAGTTCGCCACGTCGAACCCGCCCACAGCGGCGCATATCCAATACGAGCACCGAGAGGTCTGGCCCGGTCAGACGTACCTCGGACTCGCCATCCAACACGTACGGGACTACGCGAGCCGTGTGCCCCTGACTTGACAACGAACAGAGAGGAGGACGGATTGGAACTCACAGAACAGGACATCGACAACCTGGAGAAGGCCGTAGCCGAGGCCACGCGGATAGAAGCCGTGACCGACCCCGAGCTGGCCCCATCCCCTCCTCACATCATGGGACCGACCTGGCAGCGCAGGACAGACGGCAGGTTCTACCTCCCAGAGAAGACTCTCGGCTACCAGATCCTCATGTGGATGAGCGAATACCTGCTCATTCCAGGCGGTCCCAAGGCCGGTGAGCCATTCAAGCCCACCCGCGAGCAGGGACGGTTCATCCTCTGGTGGTACGCCGTCGATGAGTTCGGCAGGTTCATATACCGAAATGGCTTGCTGCGCAGGCTCAAAGGCTGGGGTAAGGACCCTCTGGCGGGCGCTCTGGCACTCGCTGAGCTATGTGGCCCGGTGATGTTCTCGCACTTCGACGCCGAAGGCAACCCAGTCGGTAAACGGAAGCCGTCAGCGTGGATTCAGGTCGCCGCAGTCTCCCAGGACCAGACGCGAAACACGTTCTCGCTCTTTCCCGTTCTGGCATCTGACCGCCTGAAGGAAGAGTTCAAGCTCGACTTCAACAAGACCATCGTGTACGCCAAGACGATTGGCGGCGTGATCGAGGCTGCAACCTCGAATCCGCTGACGCTGGAAGGCAAACGGCCAACGTTCGTCATCAAGAACGAGACGCAGTGGTGGATCGAGACCAACAACGGCCACGCGATGTCGGAGGTCATCGCCGGTAACGTCGACAAGTCTGCGTACGGCGTGTGTAGGTCTCTGTCGATCTGCAACGGCCATATTCCAGGCCAGGATTCAGATGCGGAGCGCGACTACGACGCGTACATGGACGTGCTGGCTGGCAAGGCCATCGACACCGGCTTCCTGTACGACGCTCTTGAGGCTCCAGCCGACACACCGCTGAGCGAAATCCCTCCCCCGTCAGAAGACCCCGAGGGATTCGAGAAAGGCATCGCACAGCTACGTGAGGGCCTGAAGATCGCACGCGGTGACGCTGTGTGGCTGGACCTCGACACGATCATCGCCTCGATGCTGGACAAGCGCCGGCCTGTGACCGAGTCGAGACGAAAGTTCCTCAACCAGATCAACGCGCACGAGGACTCCTGGATCGCTCCCCACGAATGGGACCGGCTGGCCCTCACCGAGGGTCTGTTCCAGCTCAAGAAGGGTGACCGGATCGCACTGGGCTTCGACGGCTCCAAGGCAAACGACCACACAGCTCTGGTGGCCTGCCGGATCGAAGACGGCGTCCTGTTCCTGATCAAGCACTGGAATCCCGACCACCACGGCGGGGAGGTCCCCCGCGATGACGTGGACGCCACGGTGCGTTCGTGCTTCGAGCGGTACGACGTGGTCGCCTTCCGAGCAGACGTGAAGGAGTTTGAGGCGTACGTCGACCAGTGGGGCAAGGACTTCCGCAAGAAGGTACAGGTCAACGCATCTGCCGGTAACCCGGTGGCGTTCGACATGCGAGGCCAGCAGAAGAGGTTCGCTCTCGACTGCGAGAGGTTCCTCGATGCGGTACTGGAGCGGGAGGTCTACCACGACGGTGACCCGGTTCTAAGGCAACACATTCTGAACGCCCGTCGGCACCCGACCAACTACGACGCAATCGCAATTCGCAAGGCCAGCAAGGACTCCAGCAAGAAGATAGACGCTGCGGTCTGTGCGGTCCTGGCGTTTGGCGGCAGACAGGACTTCTTGATGAGTAAGCGAAATCGCTCTCGTAGAGCGGCGGTGATCATGTAATGGCAGAAACCGCAGTAGATCCCGAGAAAGAACGGGATGACCTCCTAGACAAGTTCGAGCAGTCTCAGGACGCGCTGAAAGCCTCCAAGTCGTACTACGACGCTGAGGATCGACCTGAAGCAGTCGGGCTGCCAGTCCCGGCACGGCAGCGTGATCTCAGGTGCCACGTGGGTTACCCGCGTGTGTATGTGGACGCCATCACGGAACGCCAAGAGGTACAGGGCTTCCGGCTACCGAACGCGGACGACGGCGACAAGGACTTGTGGGACTGGTGGCAGGCGAACAACCTGGACACCGAGTCGAACCTAGGACACGCCGACGCCTGTATCTACGGTCGGTCGTACGTCACGATCTCGATGCCAGACCCGAAGGTCGACCTTGACGTGGACCCCGAGGTCCCGATCATCCGCGTTGAACCTCCCACGTCGCTGTACGCCTCCATAGACCCGCGTACTCGCAAGGTCCAGAAGGCGATTCGAGCTGTCTACGACGAAGAGGGCAACGACATCATCGCGGCCACGCTCTACCTTCCTGACCGCACGATGCTGTGGCTCAAAGAGGACGGCGAGTGGGCAGCTCCGACCACGGTCAACCACGGCCTGGAACTGGTGCCGGTGGTGCCGATTCCCAACCGCACGAAGCTGTCCGACTTGTACGGCACATCGGAGATCACCCCCGAGCTCCGGTCGATGACCGATACAGCCGCCCAGATCCTCCAGAACATGCGGGCCACCGCCAACACGATGGCAATCCCGCAGCGCTTGCTGTTCGGTGTGAAGCCGGAAGAACTCGGGATCGACCCCGAGACCGGCCAGCGTCTGTTCGACGCGTACATCGCGAACATCATCGCGTTTGAGGACCACGAGGCGAAGGCACAGCAGTTCTCCGCTGCCGAGCTGAGGAACTTCACCGAGGCTCTCGAAGAGGTCGCAAAGCAGGTCGCCTCGTACACCGGACTACCTCCCCAGTACCTCTCGTCCCAATCCGACAACCCGGCCTCTGCTGAGGCCATCAGGGCGTCGGAATCGCGCCTGGTGACCAAGGTCGAGCGGAAGAACAAGATCTTCGGCGGGGCCTGGGAAGAGGTCATGCGGATCGCCTACAAGATGGCGAAGGGCGGTGAGGTCCCTCCGGACTACTACCGGATGGAGACCGTATGGCGTGACCCGTCGACTCCTACGTACGCGGCCAAGGCCGACGCAGCTAGCAAGCTGTACGCCAACGGCAACGGAGTCATCCCCCGTGAGCAAGCTCGTATCGACATGGGCTACTCCATCACCCAGCGCGAGAAGATGCGGGAATGGGATGAGGAGGAGCAGGCGATGGGCCTGTCCCTCGTGGGCTCGATGTACGGAGACACGCCGGCCTCAAACACTCCAGCTCAGACACCAGATTCTCCAGCCCCCGACGCATCGGGAGGCAGTAGCGAGTGACACCCGACGACTACGCCGCCACAGCGGAAATGATCACGTCGAGAGTCGCCCGGAAGATCCACCAGTTCGCGCTCCTCTTCGCACCCACGGAGATGAGCTGGTCTGAGTGGATTCGTATGTTGCAGTTCGTCTACCCCGAGATCGAAGCGGGCAGGTCAGACATCGCCAAGGCGGCAAGGATGTTCTACGACTCGCAGAGATCTGAGCACCACCCCACGCTCCCCCGCCATGATCGGCCAACCGAGGAATATCGGTTCGACTGGTTCGTGCAGAACATGGAGCCAGTGCGAAAGCAGATGTCCCAGATGGACTCTCGCGAGAACGCTGTAGCTCACATGGTTCTGCGGGCCGTACGGGAAGTAGAGAACGCGGGCAGACGGCAGATCATCCACGCAGTAGAGACGGACCCAGAGCCACAGATCGTGAAGGGCTGGGCCAGGGTGGCTACCGGGCGCGAAACATGCGCCTGGTGCCTCATGCTCGTGTCGAGAGGGCCGGTCTACGAGTCCGCGAGGACTTCCGGCTTGGAGCTCGATGACGAAACTGCCGTGGACTTGTACCGATCCGGAATGGATGTCACCGAGTACATGAACCAGTGGCACACCGGATGTGACTGCAAGGTGGTTCCGGTCTTCAACCTCCAGAACTGGCCTGGCAAGGAAGCGGCAGACGCCGCGCTCCAGCTGTGGATTGATGCCAGCAGAGAGGCCGAACGACTGATCGAATCCGGCGAAGCTCGCACGGAGAACGTGAACCGCGAAACCATCAACGCACTTCGCCGACGCCTAGCACGCGGGGAAGTCAACCCATCCCAATTCGCTGCCATCGCAGCGTAACTCACCGTTCAACGGCTCCCAGGTGGGGCCTATTTAACCATGCCCAGGAGGCGATATGCCAGACACCCCTTCGACTGAAACCACCGACGCTGGCGCGACGACTGAGACCAAGACGGACGAAGCCGCCAAGACGTTCAGCGCGGAGTACGTGAAGGACCTGCGCGAAGAGGCTGCAAGGTACCGGACCGAGAAGAAGGACGCTGTCGAAGCTGCGAAGACCGAGACCCGAGCCGAGGTCGTCGCAGAGTACGAACCCCAGATCGCTGATCGCGACACGAAGATCGCAGAGCTGGAGAGGACCGTAGCGGACCAGACTGCTGAGCTGCTGAAGCTCAAAGCCGTTGTGGACGCGAAGGTTCCGGTCGAAGACGTGTTCACGGTCGCAGAGCTCGTTCATGGCGCGGACCAGGAGTCGATCTCCGAGTCGGTCAAGCGAGTCATGTCGATCTACGGCAAGAAGCAGAAGCCCGACGTGCCGACTGATCCCAGCCAAGGCAGCGGCGGCGCAACCCCGCTCAACGGCGATCCCATCGCCAACTTGCTCAAGCGTGCCGTAGGCGCGAAATAACCCAAATCCCTAGAGAGGACAAATAAATGGCTACTCCTGATCAGGTCGCAACGACCGAAGATTTCAAGGCGTTCCTGACCCCTGAGCAGTCGAAGGACTACTTCGAGAAGGCCGAGAAGACCTCCATCGTCCAGAAGATCGCTACGAAGATCCCGATGGGTCCGACCGGCATCACCATCCCGTACTGGAACGGTGCGGTCACCGCTGAGTGGGTCGGTGAGGGCGAAATGAAGCCCCTGACCAAGGGCTCGTTCTCGAAGAAGGATCTGACCCCGGTCAAGATCGCGGTCATCTTCGCCGAGAGCGCTGAAGTCGTGCGTCTCAACCCGCTCCAGTACCTGGAGACGATGAAGACCAAGATCGCCGAAGCGTTCGCGCTGAAGTTCGACGCGGCGGCTATCCACGGCATCGACAAGCCGACCGCGTTCAAGGGCTACCTGACCGAGACGACCCAGTCTGTCTCGCTGAACCCGAGCGCGTACGACGCTGTGGGTGTCGACGGTCTCGCCACTCTGGTCAACGGCGGCAAGAAGTGGACGGGCACTCTGCTGGACGATGTCGCCGAGCCGATCCTCAACGGCGCGAAGGACCTCAATGGTCGTCCGCTGTTCGTGGAGGCTGTCTACGACAACGTCGTGAACCCGATCCGCGAAGGCCGCATCCTTGGCCGTCCGACCTATGTCAACGACCACGTCGTGAGCGCTGGCGCTCCCGGCTCGCGGGTCATCGGCATCATGGGCGACTTCAGCCAGGTCGTGTGGGGCCAGATCGGCGGCATCAGCGTCGACGTTTCGCAGGAGACCGTGCTGAACTTCGGCACTCCGGAAGCTCCCAACTTCATCTCCCTGTGGCAGCACAACATGCTGGCGGTCCGGATCGAGGCTGAGTACGCGTTCATGGTCAACGACAAGGACTCGTTCGTGAAGATCACCGACGCTCCTGCGCCGGAAGACGACGAGACGCCGTAAGTCTCACTTGACATCGAACAGGACGGAGGGGGCCTTCGGGCCTCCTCCCTCTTGAAGAGAGGAGGGAAATGGCACACGCCACCGCAACTGACGTGACGGTGTTCTGGGCGCGGACTCCTACGACCGAAGAGATCGCGCTGATCGACCGGCGACTGGAACAGGCTGAGCGGCTCCTCAAGAAGTCGATACCCGACCTCGATGCTCGCTGCGAGGCTGATCCGATCTTCAAGGCCGACGTAATCGACATCGAGGCAGAGGCCGTGCTGAGGCTCGTCCGAAACCACGAGGGCTACCTCTCGGAGACGGACGGCAACTACACGTACATGCTCCAGGCTCAGGACCCGAACCGGAAGCTGGAGATCCTCCCTGAAGAGTGGGAGTTGTTGGGCATCAGGCGCACTCGCATGGCGATCCTAGTTCCAGACGTGGTGATGCCATCGTGACGCTCTACCCGAAACCAGAGGAGGTCAACACCACAGGCTGTGACCACTGGGCAGAGCCTCCGGTCGTCCAGTGCATCCACGACTGGCGCATCCACTGGGGCAACTTGCCTCGCGTCGTCACCGGGGAGTTCAAACGATGAGCCTCCTAGACCAGGGCACAGACGAAGTGATCGTCTACCCAGAAGAAGTCGTCACCGACAAGGACGGGAACACCCGCACGAGACCCTCGAAGGTCGGAGTGCCGGCCCGAGCTCGAATCCAAGTCCTGGGACAGTCTGGGACCTCTTCCCGACGCCAGGAGCAGGACAACGAGGGCTTCGAGACCGAGAAGGTCTACACCATCCGTTTCGACCGCGAATCCGACCGCCGACTAGGGCGTCTCGGGGCTCAGTCGACTGTCGAGTGGGATGGCCGCAAGTGGGCTCTGTTCGGCGACGAGAACGTTTACAACAGCTCCCCGAGGACTGCTCATCGGACCTACACCATCAAGAGGTACTGATGGCGATCAGACTCCGCAGCCCAGCGTTCGTAAACGGCGCTGCCGCAAGGCATGTAGACACCCAACGCGCGCTCGACAGGACAGCCAACCTAGTGCACTCCCGCGCAGAGTCCAACCTAGCGCAAGCTAGAGCTTCGACCGCACACGAGAAGATCTCAGGTCCGAGGCACGTCACCACGATCACCAAGGGTAAGGCTCCCGGGAAGTACGGGAACCTGGACCGGATGGTGGCGATGGAGGGCACCAACCCGTGGGCCATCGAATTCGGCCACGGCCCATCAGGATTCTTCGCTCCTGGCCGCTACGGCAAGGTCACCAAAGCCCCGCACGGCCTTTACATCCTGACCCGCGCATCGTTCCGTGCCAGCACTCACGTCACCCCCGCATCTGGAAGGAAGGTAGGTAAGCGTTAGTGCCCAAACTGCCCCGCGTCCAGACGATCCTGCTGCCGATCCTCCGAGCGGCACACCCAGACGTTGAGTTCACCACGTGGGGATCTGACATCGACTATCGGAACTTCCCGTACGTAAACCTCCGGCGCATAGACGGATTCCGCAATCCGACCGCTCCGGAGCTCCACGGACTTCCGATTATCGAGATGACCGCGTACACCGACGAAGGTCTACCCGAGACCGAGGAACTGTACGAGGACTGTCTGGAGACGCTCTACCGAGCACACCGACGCCAAACTCAAACCCCCGCAGGCTATATCAGCTCGATCAAAGAAACGATGGGCGCTACTCAGTTCAGCTCGCCGTTCCAGGATTCCTGGCGCGTCCAGGGGCTGATGGTCTTCGGGATTCGCCCACCCAGAAAGTAATACGAGAGGATTCACATGGCACAGAATGATGCTGCCGTTCTCACCGCCGCAGTCGGTTACGCGTTCATCGCCAATCCCGGCACCCCGGCACCCACTCCCGAAGAACTCGCCACTCTGGACCCCGAGACGTTCGGCTCCAAGGTCGTGACGATCTCCGGTACGCCCACTGCTGAGTTCGACCTCGGTATCGAGGATGCGGTGATCGAGGACATCCCGTCCACCGCGAACGCGGCCGTACTCCAGGTCGCCATCGAAGAGGTTCTCGGCGAAGGTGCAGTGCTGGTGTCTGGCACGTCCCTGACCTCTGGCCTGGACATCACCTTCATCGGCCCGTACCAGGGCGTTGACGTGGATGTCGACGCAACGGACACCAACGTCTCGGTCACCACGAAGACCAACATCAACGGCTGGTCCCCGGTGGGGCACACGTCCGAGAACGACATGCCCGAGTTCGGCTACGAGGGTGGCGACACCGAGGTCCGGAACACCTGGCAGAAGAAGAAGCTCCGCGAGATCCAGACCGAGGAGCCTATCGACTACCTGACGATGTTCCTGCACCAGTTCGATACCCAGTCGTTCGAGCTGTACTACGGCAAGAACGCGGCCAACACGCCGGGTGTGTTCGGCGTGGACGGCATCACCAAGCCGGTCGAGAAGGCCCTGTTGGTGATCATCGTGGACGGTGACGAGCAGGTTGGATTCTACGCCGCCAAGGCGTCCATCAAGCGTGATGACGCCATTCAGCTCCCGAACGACGACTTCGCAGCTCTGCCGGTACGTGCGACGTTCTTGAAGATGGCCGGTCGTCGGCTGTTCGACTGGATCAGCAAGAAGCTGTTCCGATAAGCCCTACTTGACATCGTACAGATGTCTTCAGGGGGAGGGGTTTCCTGTGGCGGGCCTTCCCCTCCCCCACCACTCTCATTGCCCGCCAACCCATTTAGAAAGGTCTGCCATGTCAAACTTCACTCTCGACAACTTCCGCACCGCCGCCATGCGTAAGTACGCGCCGGTCACCATCACCCTGAGCGACAACTCCGAAGTCACGCTCCGAGGACTTATCCGACTGAGCCAGAAGGAACGCGAGAAGGTGTCGGACAACTTCACGCTCATGAGTGAGATCAACGCCGAGGACGGCATTGACGAGATGTCGGACTCCGACCGCAATCTGCTCGTTGAGGCGATGAACGAGATCATCCTCGTACTCGCGCCAGGTGTCGAAGGACGCCGGCTCATCTCGGAGGTCGGCGGCGATCCCATTGTGCTGGGCGAAATCCTGGATGTCTGGATGACGGAGTCCAAGGTGGGGGAAGCCGACTCCTCGCCGAACTCCTAGACAAGTACGGCGAGGCTCTCGTAGCAGATCTACGTCGGGAGTATGAGCTCGATCTGCGCGACTTGTTTGACGACGAGGACCCTCTGGACCCCGAGTATGTCCTGTGGTTAATTGCCGGACTCTCAATAGATTCCGCGTTCCTGGCTGAGCGCCGTGGTGGTCCGCAGTTCAGAGGTTGGACCCCCAGCACGTACGCACAAGTTGCAACGGCCAACGGAATTAGAGGGCTCCAGTACGCCTACATCCTGACTCACATCGACAAGAAGGCTAACAGGCCGAATCCCCCTGAGCCGTACCCGGTTCCGAGCCGGGAGACAGATAAGAGCACGCCCGTCACGCCGAAGCCAGGCTCCTTCGCGGGAATTGCGGCTTCGATGATGGCGGCTGCCAGACGACAGAAGGCAGGTATGTAGACGTATGGCAAAGGGAAAAGGTGCAGGTGGGACCGAAGTCGGTCGCATCTACATCCGAGTTGTCCCAGACGCAGACGGATTCCACGGCAATCTACGCAGGCAGCTCCAAGGCGCTGACAAAGACGTAGAGGTTGAGGTTAAGCCGACCGGACTAGAGAACGTCCGTAAGAAGGCCAAGGACGCCAGCAAGGGCTTGGAAGCCGAGGTAGAGCTCAACGCCGACACCACCAAGGCTACTAGACAGCTTGACCTCTTCCAGAAGCGACAGACCAAGGATCTCAACAAGTTCCTGACGCAGCTCGAAGCCAAGATCCCCCTCACCGCTGAGGGGGAACGGTTTCGTAGGCAGATCGAGCGTGCGGCCAGAGAGCTTGAGAACGAGATAAAGGCCGACATCCCAGTCGAGGCGTCGCTGGCTGCTGGTCAGCGCGCGAAGGTCCTGGGAGAAGTCCAGGCGGTCAAGAAGCTCGCTGAGCGCGACGCGATTCAGCTCAGGCTGGACCCGACGTTCGACTACAAGTTCCACAACCGTCTGGTCGACCTGACCAACAAGCGGGCTGCGGCAGAGCTCAAAGCCGAGCAGGACTACGACAAGCGGCTGAAGTCGTTCCACGACCAGCTCTACGCAGACAAGCACAAGCAGCGCATCTCGGACTTCAAAGAAGAACTCCGTCTGATGAAGATGCGCGAGGACGAGACTCGCAAGTTCGTCGCCAACTACAAGAAGGCGAACCCGCCGATCCAGCTCCGTCTAGATCCTGAGTTCGACTACAAGCTGCGGCAGCGACTCGCCAAGATCAAGCCGAAGGTCGAGGTCGACCTGGACGTGAAGAAGGGTGCGTTCAGCAGGATCGCTACGTCCTTGGGGAAGCTCAAGGCCCCGTCGTTCGGCTCTGGTATCAACCCGTCCGGATACGCGCTGATCATCGCAGGACTAGCGGCGCTGTCGCCGTTGATCGCAGGCACACTAGGCGCGATCACCACTGGTCTGCTGTCCATCCCGGGTCTCATAGCCGCAGTGGCTGTACCGATCGGTGCGTTGACGCTGGGCGTCGAAGGGCTGAGCAGGGCAGCTGAGGTACTCAAGGCCCCGTTCGAGGACTTGAAGCAGTCGATGTCGGCGAAGGTCCAGGAGCAGTTCACTCCGGTGTTCGAGAAGCTTCGGGACATCTTCCCGACTCTCAAAGACACTCTGCCGGCAGTGACCAACGGTCTATCTGCCATCGCGCAGGCTGTGGTCAACACCGTGACAGGTGAGGGACTGGAGCGGATCCAGAACACGATCACCAATATCGCTGACGCACTGACGAAGTCGGCACCTGGTATCGGGAACTTCACCAACGGGTTGCTTGGTCTGGTCGAGAACTTCTCCAAGAAGATGCCCGACATCGCAGGGTGGATCAACACCACAGGTAAGTCGTTCTCGGAGTGGGTCACCAAGTTCACCACCGAAGGCCCTGACGGCACTTCACAATTCGACCGAGCGCTGCAATCGCTGGGCGATACGTTGAAGACGCTAGGTGGCGGTCTCGTTGAGCTCGGAGGGAAGGCTCTTGACTTCTTCTCCGACCCAGAGAAGGTCCAGTCGTTCAAGGCCGAGCTAGACGGTGTCGTCAACACGGTGCTGACTCTGGTCGACGCGATCAACGGCATCTCGTCCGCGCTGTCCAAGGTGCCCGGTCTCAGTGACGGCAGCGCCGACAGCCTGTTCGACTTCGCACCGATTCAGCTCCAGCTGTTGAAAGACGCGTTCGGCAAGATCGACTTCTCGGGCATCTGGAACACGCTGAAGACGGGCGCGCAGACCGCGTGGTCGCAGGTGACCACTCTGGTGCAGACTTCGGTCGCCAACATCTCCAGCATCGTGCGAGGCATCGGCCCGGTCACAACCGGGATCTGGAACGGCATCACTTCGTCTGCGTCGTCGGCGTGGAACGGAGTAGTGGCGTCCGTGCGTACCTCGTGGGAGTCGATCAAGACGGCGGTCTCCTCGGGCGTAGACGCGGTCCTCTCGTACGTGTCTGGCATGGGCGGCAGGATCATCTCCGCGATTACGTCCATCGACCTGTCTGGAGCAGGTAGGGCTCTGATGGACGGCCTCCTTGCAGGTATCAGGGCTGGAGCCCAGGCGGTGTACGACTTCGTCTCGGGCATCGCAGGGCGTATCGCGCAGCTGAAAGGCCCGCTGCCGTACGACCGTCAGGTGCTGATCCCCAACGGGCAGGCTCTGATGGACGGCCTTGGTATGGGTCTGGCTACCGGATTCGAGGACGTGCTTGCACGTGCCAAGTCGATGGCAGAGCAGATCTCCGAGGCGATTACGGACGGCATCAGCCTGGACTCGCTCCTGGGAGGTACCAAGCTCCCCGAGCTCCAGAAGATGCTGGACACCCTCGAAGAACAGCGCAAGGTGCTGAAAGTTCAGAAGAACAACACCACCGACAAGAGCCAGCGGCAGATCCTCACGGATCAGATGTCGCAGCTCCAGGCGCAGAAGGACCAGCTGTCGCTGATTAAGGATCAGTATCTGAACACCAACAAGTACGGAACCGAAGTCCAATCGGTTACCGAGATGTGGGATCAGATGTTCCAGAAGATGTTCGACATGCCGTTCAACTTCGCGAAAGCAACTGGTGGTCAGCTTCTTTCGGATCTGGGCATCGGCGGCGGTGGCGCTCTGACGACCCTCGCAGAGGGACTGATCGACTGGGGCATCAACGCGGGTAAGAAGTTCATCTTCAACGTCAACAGCGTGGATGAAGCTCTGTCTGCTCAGCGCAACCTCACCAACCGGGAGGCGCTCCAGTTCACTCGGTAACCACAACATACGCGACAGGCCCCGGCTATATGCCGGGGCTTTTGTCGTTAGGAGGTAAGAGAATTGAACACCCTCGTTGAGCTCGAAGGAGTCAACGGCGAGCGGTTCATCCTGGCAGGGCCTGGTGAAGGAGACCAGGGCATCTATCTCAGCACAGACGTGAAGGGGTGCTTCTACGACCCACCCGTCAAGGTGGTGAGCGAGGAGCCCGGGAACTTCCCCGGCGCAAGGTATTTGAACCACCGAATCCTACGACGCGACATCACGTTCGCCGTAGACATTCTCAACGACAAAGGTTCCGGCTCTTGGATTTCCCGCGATTCGCTCTGGCGAAAGGCGTGGGCATTTGACCGGGACTGCAAGCTGATCGTGACCACCGAGCACTCGGGGGCGCGCTGGATGTACATCCGTCTCCTGGAGTCCCCCGACGTGGACATGAAGTACGACCCAGACTTGAACTCCATCAACCGGACGATCATGACATGCGTTGCGTACGACCCGTTTTGGTACGAGGAAGACGTGATCTACCCGGTCGAGACGAAGACCGACACCCGGTTCGACCCGAACTGGTGGACCCCGCCGTGGCCGTGGGAGGAGCTCCCGAAGGAGAAGCTCACCATCACGGTCGACCCATCCGATGGCAAGGGAGGGCTTAACCCGACCGACCAGGAGATCTGGCTGAAGTGGGGAGTGCCTGGCTCGACGGAAGAGATTCCGGAGTTCCCGTGGCCGTTCCCGCCCGGTATCGACATTCCGTGGGAACGAGCACCGTTCACCCAGTTCACCATTCCGGACCCCTCGTTCGAGGACCCATCGCTGGCTAACCGGCGTGTCAAGACACCCGGCCTGATCTACGGAGAGAACTGTGTCATCGACACCGATCCTCGTGAGGAGCAGATCAGCTCTGAGATCGACACCCCGGTCTGGGAGCGGATGAACGGCGTCCGGTGGAAGCATTACGTGCCGCCGTACACCAAGTCCCACACGTTCGAGATCGTCGCCAGCGGCTGCCGCCCTGGACAGATGATCACCCTACGGATTCCGAGGCCGTGGTCGCGTCCCTGGGGGCTTGAGTGAGCGGCCTGGTAACCCTGGAGGACCACGAGGCTCTCTGGCAGAAGATCCAGGCTCGTCGCTGTAAGCGGGAGCAGGAGAGGCTGGCTCCGGTACTGACCCGGTTGTGGGACGGCGATTACCGTCTCCGTGGGCAGGTCGCCGGTGAGCGGGCTGGCTCGTTCGAGTTCATCGAAAACGATGTCGGAACAGCGTTTCTGGAGCTCTCGCTCGACCACTATCTGTCGAAGTGGATCTTGAACCACCGTGGCAGGGCTAAGCGCAACGTCCACGTGACGTTCGACAAGCAGGGAGCCCGTTGGGCTGGCCGGATGTCGAGCTACCGCGTGGTTCGCACCGAGGGCGGGGACGCCTACCTGGAAGTGAACTTCGTTCACGACTACGAGCAGGCGAAGCACATCCTCTGCTGGAGCAACCCGTTCCTGCGGCCAGAGTTGCAATTCCCCAAGATGTGGATCATCTTCGGGCCTGCCAAGTGGTGCTTGCTGATGACGCTGTTCGTCAACATCCTTCGGCTGGAAACGTCGCTGTGGACGCTGCCAGACAACCCGCTAGATCCGTCCGAGTGGTTCCCGCTGTCGATCAACATCTCGAACTGGAGGAACATCGTCAAGCCGTTCCCGTTCCTCGGGGACAACAGCAACCTGACGATCATCTTCTCGCGGTTCAAGCCGTTCTTCGACGTGGCGAAAGACGTTCTGGCAGACGCCCAGTTGACGATGACCTGCCGTCGATACCTACACGGTGAAGACCCGCACCCGTTCGAGGATTTGCGTGGAGAGCTCAACATCGGTCCTCTGGAGGATCTGCTGTCGCTCATCCCGATTCGGCACGGCTGCCTGGTCTGGGACATCGTGGACAACTCGGGTTGGGGCACCGAGACCGCGTTCGGCGGTTCGCTGCTCACAGGGCTCATCAGAGCGGTGGTCAGCATCGCGGCAGACGGTACGACCGAGAACATCGACGTGTTCCACCAGGACCCGGTGTTCCCGAACCAGTACTACCGGCCAGGGTGGCGAGGCACGCTGCCTAACGCCCCGCACGTGGTGTTCCTAGACGGTAAGTACACCGGCATCAAGTCCTCGGAGTACGAGTACGTCGAGGCGACCAGCACATCGTTCGTGGGCGGCGGGCACAGTATGCCCGGTATCAACGAGGCGATCTCGGCGGCTATCAACATCGGCGGCGACTTCCTGACCTCGTTCATCAACTCGCAGATCGCAGCCATCCCGGCTGTCGCTGCGGTTGGTGGGGCCATCGACCTCCCGCCTCTCGGCGGCATGATCGACTCGGTCGCGAAGATCTTCTACGAGGACGTGTTCCTGGCGTTCCAGGAGACTCCGACGCTGCGAGCAGCTGGGCTGAGCCTGCCGATTGCCGGCCTGGAAGACATCATCACCGGCCTGGGTGACTTCCACCTGTACGAAGAGTGGGTCGACGGGATCGACAAGGCGTTCACCCTGGCAGCGGCAGCGGCCACACGAGCGGCGATCTTCAAGACCCGAGCACGAATCAACCACAAGATCAAGGTATCTGACGCTGCTCCGTACTTCATCGGTGAGCGCGGATACGGGCACTTCTGGCTCGGAGACCGTGTCGGACGCACGATCCAAGACCATCCCGATCCGGACATGATCTTCGTGGAGAGGGTCCACCGCATCAAATACGAGTGGGACAAAGACGGCCCGAAGGGCTGGGACATCTCCATCGGCCACCGTGAGCCGAGAGACCCGCTTCTGAATCTGTACGAGAAGTTCCGCGATCTCAGCAGCAACGTCAGCCAGCTAGGGGTCCTATAGGAGAAAGGCAACGCGTGGGTATCGCTACGCAGGAGACAACCGATTGGACGAACCCAGAGGAGCATTTCCTCTGGGCTCTCCAGAACCTACCGACCATCGCAGGGTTTGGTGCCATCACGAACCCGCTGTTTCTGAAGGCGTGGTCGAAGCACCTGTGGGAGTGCGGATTTGCCCACAAGGACTACCTGATCTCACTGGCAGATGAGAACGGGAACATCAACATCAACCAGCTGCCGGATCAGATCAAGAAGTTCCAGCTCCCGATCCGAGGAGATCGCCACGCGTACAACAACGCGTCCAGGTGGGTCACTCCGGACACTCCGGACCCGCCTAAGCCGGTCATCCAAGACGTTCGGAAGCTAGCGCTGAACGAGCAGCAAGCCGTCAAGGAGATGTTGATCGAAACCGGCGTCGTGAAGGAAGAGAAGCCGCAACCACCTATGGCGCAAGTGATTATCGAGGAGAGCTCGCATGAGTGATGCAGATACCGTCCCGTTGGACACTGAGGAGATCAAGGAAGCTATCGCACCGTGGAGTCGGCGTCTCGGATGGGATGCTAACGGAGACGGTGAGATTGACCAGATCGAAGAGAACGTGCCAGAGCCCCTGGTGCTGCGTTCGTTCGTCGTAGCCATCGTCGGCCTCGCCGGGGCCGTACTGGGCAAGGAACTCGATGTGTCGTGGATCGACCAGGCCATCGCAGCGTACGCAGTCGGCGCACCGATGGTGCTTGCGTTCTGGGCACGTCGGCACGTGTCCCCGGTGAAGAAGTGACGCCGCCGTTTAATCCGGACTCGTGGATGGATGTGTTCCTACTGCTGGGCCTGGGCCTCCTGGGCCTGGCGGGAACCGTCCTCCCGGTAGTCCTGGGCAAGCACGGCAAGAAGATCGACCGCATCGAAGAACAGGTCTGCAATACCCACGAGTCGAACATGCGCGACGACCTAGACGAAGTGCGTGACCTGGTGATCGAGGGCTTCGCAGAGATGCGGCGTGAGTTCCTCGCTGTCCGTACCGAATTGAACACGGAACGAATCGAACGTATCGAAGGCGACAAGCTGCGACTGGTAGCGGAGGGAGGTATGCAGTGACGACGCCGAACCAGCCAGCACCGGATGACGCGTTCATCATCGGGGACGACTGGGGGCAGAACTTCACCGAGGCCATCATCCGTGGGCAGTTCCAGATCCCAGAGATCAACCTGGGCAACGCGTTGAGGGTGATGAGGGATCAGCTGCTGAAGCTCCCACTGGAAGCGCTGGAGGTCTTCAAGCCGATCATTCCGGACTGGATCGAGGACGACTTCGCCAACGTTGCGAACGCCGTCAACAAGATCATGTCGATTCTCACCGAGCCGATCAGGTTCCTGCTCGAAGCCGACTGGCAAGAGTGGCTTACGAACACCTGGAACGGTTTTCAGACGGTCGTCAACCAGATCGTTGACATCCTTCGGGGGCTTGTCGTCACGCCGGTTAACCAGGCGGTCCAGGACATCAAGGACTGGTGGAACCGACTCACAGGCAAGACGCAGAACCTGACGACAGACGGCAAGCTTGACGCCGGCCAGCTGATCGGGCAGGTCTCGAAGAACGTTGTCGAGGGCCTCGAAGATCTCGCGAACAACGTGATCGACGGATTCAAGAGCATCAGGAACGGGTGGACCGGAGGCAACAACGCCACCGGCTCACCTCAAGAGGTCAAGCAGACTATCGAGCTGATCCGCACTGCCATCGTCGGAGGGTACACAATCGAGACGATCGACACCAGCCAGACGTGGACTAAGCCGACCACTCCCCTAGTCGAGTTCTGGGCAATCTGCATCGGCGGTGGAGGTAGAGGCTTCCGTGGCGGCACCGTCAGAAACACCAGCGAAGCTGCTACCGCGTTGGGCGGTGAGGAAGGGATCGACGGCGGCTACGTCGCTCAGCAGCTCGACCCAGAGCTGATACCCGAGACGGTCGTCTGCACTATCGGAGCGGCGGCATCGGCCATCGGCCAAGCAGGACAACCGACTTCGTTCGGCTCCCTTGTGTCTTCCACTCCCGGCGTCGGTTCGATCTCCCACATCGGTGGGTACCTGGTCAGCACGTCGAAGCCAGGCAGAGGGGGCAGGGGCGGTGATGCCACGAAGAACCCCGATGCGAGCTACGCCGGGTCTCCCGGTGAGCCGTCTGCTCTCGGCACGCCAGGCAACGGTGGTGCTGCTAACGGAGGCACTGGTGGTGCTGGAGGAAACGCGTCGCTGATCGGACAGCAGAAGTCCGGAGGCGGCGGCGGCGGTGGCGGTGGTGGTCGAACGGGACAGACGTTCGGCACGGTCACCGGAGGTACCGGAGGCAACGGCGGTTACCCAGGTGGTGGATCTGGTGGCGGCGGTGCAGCCGCTAACGGCGGCTCTATCGGCATGGAGGCGGTAGGCGGCACTCCTGGAATCCCCGCCAACGGCATTCTCTTCCTGATGTACAAGTGAGGACCTGATGAAGACAGCCATACAGCTCGACACTGACATGTCGGTGTGGGGAGAAGGAACCTGGCACTACCTGACCAGCGACGGTCGCAGCCTGGCGGTGAAGGTAGATCCCGGCGTGACCGACGACGAGGCCCGTGAGCTGAACAAGCTCTTGGAAGAGATCGGAGCTCCGTTCGTTATCAGCGGTAAGCACCGAATTGTCCCGCGCCCCACCACCGTTCTCGAATGCAACGAAGACGGCTCCCCGATTGACCTCACCCCGGTATACACGCTACCGGCTGGCACGACGCACGAGGATGCTCTACTCGCTGCCGGATACGAACTGACCGAATAACGAGAAACCCCCCTCTCAGGACGAAATGTCTTGGGAGGGGGCTTTTTTGCGTTTAGCGGTGAACGATCTGGATACGCTTCTTGTTGGACAGCGCCACGATCAGCCACACCCAGATCCAACCACCGAAGAACCAGAACGTCAGGATGGTGAGGATCAGGTGCAGCACGTGGTTCGGTCCTGTCACCACTTGCTGGGCGTGAACAGCCTGCGGTGCCCACCGTTGGCCGTCCCAATACCTCTGACCCCCTGACCCAGCAGGGTCGGGATACCACCCTGGAGCACTCACCCCGCCATCCTTTCTAAGATGTCGTCCGGTATTCGTAGGTCGAAGTGTAAGACCCCCGGGTTGACTCGGGCCTCTCTGCCCTTCATCTCAGCAGCCGCCGTGATTCCCGACTTGATCAGGAGCTGCCTGCGTTCCTCTGCGTCCCCGCGATTCCACGCTTCGGCGTAGGTCTCGTCTCCTTCTCGGTAGTCCCACCGAGCTTCGGACTCGGGCATCTTCTCCAGCTCCGAGATACGAGCGTCTAACGCGCTCAGCTGATCCAGGAGACGCTTTCGCATAGTGTCCGATGTGACGGTGCCCAGCAGCGGGGTTATCTCCTCGACAGCCCGTACAGCCTCGTCCAACTCGGCGCGGTGCGACTCCGCAGGGATGTACACCCTCTCTTGGATTTTGCGGTCACCGAGTTCGGCAAGGAAGGACTCTTCGACCAACTGCTCCATCTGATCGGCGTTGGTGAGATTGGCGGGATGCGTCTTCTCAACCCCTCCGACGCACTGGTAGTAGCGGTAGGTCTTGCCGCGTTGCTTGTTGTGGTGCTGGCGAAGGTGCATCGGTCGTTCACACACCCGGCAGATGAGGACGCCGAGCAACGGTGACGCTTTCGCCGACCTGTTCGTCACCTTGAAGGATCGAGAATCAAGAGCCGCCTGGAGGCGGTCGAACACGTCCTGAGAGACCAGCGCCGGCCCCTTGCGTACCGCTATCCCCCGCTCGTCTCGGATGGTCTCGCCGTTATGTGTCGAGTAGCCCAAGAGAGTCTTCGAGCGGAGCTGCTGACGGATGTGTGCGTTGCTCCACTTACCGCCCCTGGTCGGCTTACCCGCCCTATGCCGAAGGTAGTCAGACGGGGACAGCTCTCCTCTCTCGTTCAGCTCACGGGCTATCGACTCCGTCGACTGTCCTTCGAGGACCTTGTCGATGATCGAGAGCAGGACCGCCGAGGCGTGCTCGTCGGGCACCAGCTCCCACCCAGCAGCGTCCTCGCGCTCTTGTGCGCGGTAGCCGTAGTACGGCTTACCTCCTCCCCAGCGGCCAAGCTCGCGCAGCTTCTTCTGAGAGCCCTTGGTCCGTTCCCGAATGGCCTCCAGCTCCCCCTCGGCCACGCCAGCGATGACGTTGGCGATCATCCGACCGATCCACGTCGACAGGTCCAGATTCTCCGACACGCAGACGAGAGTCTTGTCGTTCTCCATGACCCAGCCGAAGAGTTTGTTCATCGGGATAGCTCGCCTAGACAGCCGGTCGAGCTTCCACGCCACGAGGATGTCCCACTCGTGCTTCCGGTGGTCGGTAAGCCACGGCCCCAGGGCCGGGGTCTCGAACGGATCGACCGATCCGGACACGTCAAGGTCCTCTGCCCAGCCGATGATCTCGTGGTCGTTCTGACGCGCCCAGGTCTCGATGATCTCTCGCTGTCGTTCGACCGATGTCGACTCCTCCATGACCCGCGAGAGTCGTATTCTTCCAAGAACTCGCATGTCAGGTACAGTATCAGAGGTTCGCAACGTCTTAAGATCGAGTCACCGATGTGAGGCTGTAACAACTAGAACGTGTTACAGTTCCGCATGAAGACAGCACTTTCACAAAGCATGAATATCGAGTTCCCGATTTTGAGGCTTTGCGAACTGTGGTAGCGTAGCCGTCCGACAACAGAAAAAAAGCCCCCTACCTGCGGTAACAGGCAGAGGGCGGGTACACCTGAAAGGGCCAGGTGCATGAAGATTCTATCCCCGATCCACGCGGCAACAGCGGGCACAGTCGCAGTCGGCGGGCTGTCTTTCGCGCTGTCGTTCACCGCGTTGTCCGACTTGGCGGCCAGCAACGGCGTGCCGTCCTGGCAGGCGTGGATGCTCCCGCTCGTCATCGACGGCGGTGTTATCGTCGCCACGGCGGCGACCGTAGCGCTCCGAAAGCACAACTGGTACGCCTGGGCTCTCCTGGTGTTCTCGTCGCTCGTGTCGGTTGCTGGCAACGTGGTCCACGCGCATCCGCACGGCCTGGTGGCGATGGTGCTGGCGGCTATCCCGCCGCTCTGGCTCCTTGCAGCGACCCACTTGACGGTCATGCTCACCCGGCAGGAGGAGGCCCCTGTCGAGGGGTCGGGGGCTTCCTCTCCCGTCCTCCACGCAGCTTGACTGCACCCGACCGGAAACGGTGTATCGACGTATGCGAATACACGCATGTGTCAGATACGAAAAAAGACCCCCACCCCCGAAGGGGTGAGGGCCATAGGCTCAACGGATCTGGTTCCGAGTGTCGAACAGGTACGGGCCGGTGACGACCTCGCGGGAGATCAGCTCCCCGGTAGGCCGCTCGACTTCGCAGACCTTGCCGCCGTACTCCCACTTCTCGACCTTGTCGATCTCAGGGTAGACAACCCTCTCGATGCCAGTCGCCTGAATGAGCTTCGAGCAGCCTGGACAAGGCTCCCGCGTGATGTAGAGGGTGGCTCCGATGAGGTCCTCTCTGTCGCAGTACAGGAGCGCGTTCGCCTCTGCATGGACAGCAACGCATCGACCCGGTCCTGCGTCATACCCAGTAACACCAGGTACAACTCCTTCTGCCAGGCGTCGAGGACAGGAGGAGCAACCATCCCGTCCAGTTGGCGCACCGTTATAGCCCGTCGCACGTACTCGTCTGTCTTTGACGACGACAGCACCGACCTTGCTCCTTTCGCAGTCAGATCTCTGGGCCGCTGCCGTGGCGATCCCGAGGAAATACTCGTCCCAATCAGGCCGGCTCATGAGCTTCTTCACGATGCTCCTTTCGGCTTGCGGAGGCCCATAGCCGTGGACCACTTCCGCTTGGGTTTGGGTGGTGGGTCGTAGATCTGACGCATGTCGAACGAGACGCTGTAACTGACGTCAGCCAGCAGACTCCCTCTGTGGGAGTACGCTGAGTAGCGGTAGTCGTAGTTGGTGTCGACACGTGGCGGGCTCGTCAGCATGAACTTGGACCCGTGCATCTCGACGTAGTAGCGCGCGGGTAGCTCTGGGTCCTCGTAGACGCGGAGAATCTCGTTCAGAACTCGCTCCCTTCGCTGTAGGCGTACGAGAGCTCCTCTTCGAGTGAGGAGACCTCGGTGAGGAGGTCGTCGTTCTCAGACTGGAGACGGCTCACTTCTTCCCGCAGGGACTTCTCCGTCATCACCAGGTTGAAGATGTCGTGCTCCTGGTCGTCCACACGCTCGTCCAGCCGCTCGATCTCGTCGGCCTGGTCCTTCAGCGTGCGGATCAGATCAGCGAAACACCCGTGGACAGAAGCGAACCAGTCCGCGTCCTGTTCTGAGTGGAAGTTGGCAACGAGCTGCTTGTCGCCGGTCTCGCTGACCGCAACGACATCCCAGGTCTTCTCGTAGTCGTTGTCGGAGTCGAAGGTGACCTCTTCGACTGTGTAGAACCGATTCTCAGCTCCGGTGGTCTTCGACCACTGCTGGTAGATGTAGTCAAAGAACTCGTCATTCTCCATGAAGCTTCTCGTACTCCTTTCTGAACTTGCTGGTGAGAACTGTTTGGAAGCTGCGGGTCAGGTACCCGACGTTGTATTCGAGTTCCCCTGGGCGGTTCCAGGTTTCGAGGTCTTCCATGTAGGCGAGTTGGAAGCGCTCTCCCATAATCCAGACCTCAACCGTGCGAATCCTGGTTGGCAGAGCTAGAAGCTTGCCGACGCCTTCCTCGTAGAACTCCGCTGTGAGCATCACTTCGGCCCTTCGATGGCGAGCTGAGCTCGGATGACAATCGCCTCCGTGGTGACCTCGTACCGGTCGAAGATGTGGTGCTCACGGACCTCTTGTCGGAGCGTGTGATCGAACATCACAACCGCCTCTCGGTTGCGCTTCAAACTCCGCACGAAGTCCGACTTAGCCTGCCTCAGAATGAGATCCATCCCCACAGACCGGACCGCTTCGTCCGTAACCATCAAGTGAGCGGCGAACCGCTCCCCTAGCGGGGTTAGTGCTCCCAACTGGCCTTCTCCACGTCGTGGTACTCCCCTGTGACGAACTGGAGACGGCCCACGTCGACCCTCTCGGGGTATTCGAGGTCGTACATCCAGCCGCCGTAGTAGCCGTTCGAGGAGTTCCGGAACGACACGACAGTTGTCTGCTCACCCCAGATCGGATGCTCAGTAACGAACTCGTAGCCGTAGACCTGGATGCACTCGTAGTCCTGATTGTGGTTCTGGTCGGACAGGTCGATCTCGTTGACCTCGATGACCGGGCCGTTCGACAGCAGCTTGTCCGCACCGTAGATGTCGTAGAAGTACGACCACGAGCAGCAGTCACCTTCGACTCCGAATCCCACTGTGCCTTGATCGGTTTCGAGAATCAGCCTTTGATCGTCCATGTAGATCGCCAGCACCTTCTTGCCGATGATCCGTTCCTTAGTAATTCCCCAGTAGCTCATGTTCCTCCTTTTGTTCGTTGTCAAGTGCGGGCCACCAAAGATGCCCGCTTAAGCCGCCAGCTCCGCTGAAGGCGCTGCCCTCAACAGGTATGGGTCGGTGATGGATTCGAGCTCGTCCTCTTTGACGTAGAGGGAGCCCCACGAACGACCTCCGACCTCTGGGTCGGTGCCGATGGTGACAGGACCCATGACCTCCGTCATGATTCGACCGATCTCGTTCGCCATGTCATCGGCCTGTTCAGCAGGCAGCGATGCTAGAACCTCGTCGTGGATCGGAAGACGAAGGTACGGAGTGAATCCCGCTTCGTGCAGCCTCACCAGCGCCTTGCCGGTCACGTCTCGGCTCGTGCTCTGGATCAGGTAGTTGAGCGCCGAGTAGGACCGTGAGGGGTCCACCGGCAGCCGACGACCCATCGGCGTCATGATGTATCCCTGGACGCTGGCAGATTGACCGACGCGGTCCGCGAGCTGAGACACCTTGGGGTACGTCTTAGCGAACGCGGTGAGGACCTTCTTCGCAAGCTCCACCGGGATACTCGCCTGCTCTGCAAGGGCTTTCGGTCCTCCCCCGTAGACCGTGAGGAAGTTCGCCATCTTCCCGACCTTGCGCTCCACATCCGCTGCGTCAGCGGTGATCTGGTGCAGATCCTCCCCGTTGGCAAACGCAGCCAACATCTTGGGGTCGCCTGACAGGGCAGCCAAGACACGCAACTCTTGTGTCTGATAGTCCACCGACGCCATCAGGTGCCCCTCGTCCGCGAGGAAGCACCGCCGCACCATCCAATCCCCAGACGGCAAGGTCTGTGCGGGGATACCAGTAATAGACATCCGGGCTGTACGGGCGCGGAGCGGATTTATCGAGGCATGACAACGGTCTGCCCCGTCTCGGCTGTCGAGGAACTTCTGGACCCACGTCTTGCGCCACTTGCCGGCCTTCTTCCCTTCGATGATCGCCTTCGCCAACTGCGTGGCTGGGAGATCGGGGTCTCCCTTGACCAGCTCGTTCAGCAGTACCTTGTCGACCTTGGGCTGGCCGCCCTCGGTGCGGGCCTTGATCTTCACGCCCAGCTCCATCAGAGCTGAACCCACCTGCTGCGGAGAGTTGATGTTCTCCAGGCCCAACTCCAGGGCCTTCTCCTTCCAGGCGTCCTCCTCACCTACGAGGCGAGCAGAGAGCTGCTGGGAGTAGTCGACATCCAAGAGGAAGCCGGTCTTCTCGATGTATGAGCAGATCTCAGCCAGCTTGTGCTCGTACGGCACGAGACCCTTGGACTGCCCAGGCACCAACGGTAGAAGCGCCTGGAGCAGCCGTGCAGCCAGGATCGGGTCCATCCCCGCGTAGAGGTTGAACCGATCGTTGCCGGTGAGCTCTGGGACCTTCCAGATCTTCGCCTTCGTCGTCTTATGCTCTTTCGCCAGATCGGCCATGAGCGTCTTGACGTTGTCGGCTACCTCGCGGTCCACGAACCGCCGAGTCAACTCCTCCAGGCCGTGTCCGGTGCCACCTTCCTCCTTGCCCCTCGGATCAACCAGGTGGGCCAGGATCTTGGTGTCGATGACCTTCGGCCACATCGTGGACATCGGGATGTCGAGGCACTGCTCGAACACCTGGAGGTCGAACGATGCGTTGTGCAGCACGAACCTGTCAACCGCGTTGATCGCGATACGTGCATCGTTGGTAAATGCCGGCCCTTTTTCGACCGGCACCACCCACCCTTCATTCGGGTTTCCGAACTGTACTGTGCGGCAGCGATACTCGTCAGAGTAGATGTCGAGCCCCGTCGTCTCGGAGTCGAGACCCAAGAAGCGGAGGTTGCCTCGGATGAAGTCCCTGAAACCCTCCAGATCCTCCTCGTGCTCTACGACGTTGATAACGACAGGCTGACCAGCAACCGCGCTCCGGATCTCTTTCATGCTCCTCCTTGGGCTAGGCAGCTTCCTTCAGACGCTTGGCCGTCGTCTTGAACAGATCGAGCACTGCGGCATCGCTGGGGGCGTAGTTGTCGTTGAAGTCGTACAGATCGGAGTAGGACAGCTCGCTCCGGTACGGCGCGTACACCCCGTACATCGCACGTACCGCTGAGTCTGGGAGGTCCTTGACGATCTCCTTGACCACCGGATGCAGCTTGCCGCCGTTGCGGAACTCGTCGTAGTGCGTTCTCTTGAGCTCTTCCTCACCGATACCGGCCACGCCGACAGCGCCGAGCAGGCAGACCTTGCAGGTCTCTGTGTCGATCAGATCGCCCTTGGTGCGGCCTCGCGCCACCATCTCGTCGTGGGCCTTCTCGATTATCTCTGCGATCTCAAGGTTGTTCATGATCCTCCTTTAGGTGTGGTAGATCCCTCGGACGATCCGAGAGATGGTTGCGGGGTTCACGTCGTACGCCTCAGCAATCTGCCTCTGCGACAACCCCGCTCGGTATAGCTCGCGGACGCTCGACACTTCGTTGTCGGACAGCTTCGGTCGATTGCCCTTACCCGCAGCAGCCGCTTTCAACTGCGAGTTCTCTGAAACCAGCTCCCGCACAATGACGTTGAGCCGGTTGAGCAGGTCGGCTACCTCCCGCACGTCAGCCATACGGCTCCTCGGGGATGTCCTGGTAGGTGTTGGGAGCGATCTCCCGGAGCTGCCGAAGCAATTCCCCTGCCAGTTCACGGATTTCGGCATCCGCGGCCTCGTGCCAGCGGTTCTTGATGACGTACCGCCACGCTCGGTGGTTGCCGGTGACGACCATCGGGGAGTTGGTCATGTTCGGCAGGACGGCTCGCGCCGCTTCGCGGGCCTGTTTATTCGGGAAGCCCTGTTGGGTGAGTAGGTCGTACAGCTCCCGGTACGCCTCCTCGGTCTCCACTCCTGCCCGTCCGAACTGGAGCAGAGCCTTTTCCTTCGCGGGCTCGTCCAGATCTCGGAAGATCGGCGGCAGGTGCCCTCCGAGGGTTGTCGGGTCGACGTACCGCTGAGACACCACAGAGAACGACAGGTGCCGGTGACGCTCCAACTCGGTTAGGACGGACCGGCTGGCCTCGATGTAGAACGTGGCGCTAGCGTGCTCCAGGACGCTCTCATGGCCGACTTCGAGGATATGTGCCAGGTAGTCCTTGTTCTCCCGTGTGGCTGGATTTGGGCGGCCAAACGAGCGGTAGCAGTTGCGGCCTGCGAACTCTGCCAGCTCATCGGATGCGCTCGAATCCCAACGTGTCTCATACCCGAGAACTCGCAGAGCCCATAGCGCGTCCGGATTTATCGTGGTGTTCGCTAGCAGTTCAACCTTCATGTGTCTCCTTTCTCGGAGCCCCTCCCCGAAGGGAGGGGTTGTCCGTTGTCAAGTGCTAGTCCGTAGGAAGCCAGACCACGTCCTTGCCGCTGTTCTTCGGCGGGAACCATCCGTGCCAGAACTTGCCGTTCTTGGTACCGGACTTGTACTCGTACGAGCTGTCCGGAGCGGGCGGGGTGCCGGGAGGCGGCTGCTTCGCAGCGGCAGGCTGGCCCTTGCGGCCACCACCGCCACCGTTGCCACCCGAAGACGGAGCACCGCCACGGTAGAACTCAGCGACCTTCTTGGTCTTCGCCATCAGCGCCTGGAGAGCGACATGGTCGTCCAGGATGTCGTTGGCCTCCTGAACCGAGTTGGCGTGGACAACGATCCACGACGCGTCGAACCCAGCGGCTTCCTTGAAGGTCAGAACGACCTTGCCCTCGTCAGACTTGTTGATCACCTGCACAGGTGCGGCAGGCTTCTGAGCCTCGGGAGGTGTAGTGTCCCAGGGAGATTCCGTTCCTTGCGCTGGAGGCGGGGGCGGCTGATCCGGCTCTGCCGGCGCGGTAGCCCAAGGATCGTTACCGGGGAGTGTCATATGTACCTTTCGTTGTTGTTGCTACCTAGCGAATCGGGCAAGCGCCCGACGCACACTCTTCGTCCACGCCGTCAGCGATGGACTTTGCTGTGGCTGCCTCGTACTCAGCCTTGGTGATCCGTTCGTACGGGGCCTGCTCGAACGACTTCTCGGGGAAGATCGTTGAGCCCTTGATGAGCCCGCTGAACCTCTTGAGCTGGTCCGAAACGTCTTCCGGCGTGTACTCGTCGGGGTCTACGTTTGCGGTGAACGAGACCGCGTTATCGGCCCAGAGCATCTGGTACATCGCCTGGAACGCCAGCATCTCGTTGAGCGACAGCTCGTCTGCCGACTCGACCACATCCTCAGCGTCACGCCCGTAACGGTCGACAACCTGTTGCACCAGAGTGTCCTTCGTGGGGATGGTCACGACCCATGTGTTGGCCGCGTACTTGTCCCGCTCGACGTGGAACCCGTCTGCCGCGTACTGCGAGCAGGTGAGGAACTGGTCATCGTCCAACTCCGAGAACCGAATACGCCGGTTGAAGTACCGGGCGAAGATCGGGTGGATACCCTCGGACACACCCGGCATCTTGGCGATGGTCCCCGTAGGCGCGACCGTGCGCTTCTTCACTGGCACCGGGATACGCAACTGGTGTGCGTAGTCCTCCGCAGCCTCATCGACGGTCTTGGCGAGACCCCGCAGCATGTCCTTGAAGTTCCGGTTCGTCGGAGCCTCCGAGTAGCGCTGGTTGCGGAGCGCCAGGAACGACGCCACGCCCAGGTGGCCGACACCGATACGCCGGTTGCGGTCCAAGACCTCTCGCGACTTCGGATCTGCGACAGGCGAGAACGTCGCCCGCATCAGGAACCTGGTGATCAGCCTGTGCGCCCGCAGGAGGTCGATGTAGTCGATCCTGCCGTTGTCCTTGACGAACGCTGCCAGGTTGACGTGACCCAGGTTGCACGGCTCCCACGGTTCGAGCGTGATCTCACCGCAGGGGTTGGTACAGACGACCCTGTTGGGCTCACCGACGTTGGACAACGAGCTGTCCCACATTCCCGGCTCGCCGTTGCGAACTGCTCCTTCGGATAAGGCTTTGAGGACTCGATCCGCAGTGTCGTACTTGGAGAACTCGATGCCTATTGGGCCGTGATTCACGGCCTTCCAGAACTCGTCATCTACCTCGACCGAGATGTTCGTTGTCCAGTGAGATCCTGAGTCAGCTTTGCAGTCGATGAACTCCTCGATCTGAGGATCATCCCAGCGCATCATCGACATGCGAGCCGACCGGCGAACACCACCGGCCACCACACACTGCGCTATAGCGTGGTCGATCTCCATAGCCGAGATGCCGTCCAGCTTCTCGTTCCGGTGGCCGAGCCGGCTCAGGATCGAGGCAACCGAGTCCAGCATCCGCGCCAACGGCACCGGCCCCGAGGCTGTCCCACCGAACGTCTTGAGCTTGGCCCCGGCTGCCCGTACACGTGACACGTCATACACCCGGTTTCTGTGGGAGATGTATGGCCGATACGCTGTGTCGATCAAGTCGACCAGTGCAGCCGCCCATCCTTCTCGGGAGTCCTCGATCACGAAGGCCCCATCCCAGTCAGGGTCATACTGATCGGACAAGAGCCCAGCGGCGACAAGGTCGGTGTAGTCAGGATGCTCCGGATCGCAGACGATGTGGACCTGTAACTCGTGCTTCAGTGGCTTGTACGATGTCAAGTACGTATTCGAGTAGTTGGCTCCAACACCCCCGCCTTCCATAAGACGCATGAACGTGAAATGGAAGTGGTCACTCGGGTTTTCGGTCCACCCACTCACCCAGCAGTTGAACAGGTGCTGTGCGTTCTTCACACCCGACGCCCACAGATGGCGACCACCAGGGAGGATCTTGAACTCCGTCATGAGACGGATCAGGTCCTCGCGTTCGCCTTCCTGATGGTATCGAGCATCGACAAGCGCGAGATTTCCATCAACGACTCGTTCAACAGTCTCAGGCCAAGACTCTCGGCTACCGTCAGGCTTGGTTCGTGAGTAGGTTCGGTTGTAAACCAGCTCTCCGGTTGGCCCCCAGTTAATTTCATTCACTCGGGAACCTTGACCTCTACAACCGTGACCGTTACGTCGTACACGCTGATCAGTTCCTCGAGGCACACTAGTCCTTCTCGGTACATCTCAGCGTCGAACTGGAACGCCTCCAGTTTTGACGTAACGTGTTCCGGGTAGTGGTCGAGGTTAGGCGTGTAGTCCAGGTGAATCTGGATTCTCGGATCGAATTTTGCTGTCATGCAGCTCCTTTCACGTACTCGCCGCCGACGTACATCTCCAGGTCTTCCTGCGGCCAGTTCTGGAACATCATCGGCTTTTGCTTCGGAAACGCCTCTGGCACAAGCTGACTCCGGTACATCTCGGAGCCGCCCATGCCGTTGAACGTCGCATCGAGGATGCTCAGCATCAGTCCTCCGACTTCAGTCGAGGGTCCGTCGCCGCAGCAGCCCAGTAGTAAACCTCTTCCAGCTTGGTCAGAGCCAGAGACTTCTCCCGACTCTCAGGCAGTACGCCGTTCAGCTTCAGCGCGAGCTGAAGGACCTCGTTGTCTACGGACTCCGTGAGTCCCTCTGTGCCAGCCTCGATCTCGTCGTCGTCGCTCCACGAAGTGAACCGTCGGATGATCTCGTTAAAGCTCGCCATCGTTTCTCCCTTCCAGGCCCCACTGGGCCATTTCCTCGAACATGTCCATGCCGTCGTAGTAGTCGGCATCGTCGTACAGCTGGTCCACTAGCCCCAGCCGATCCCCTGGTGATTGGCGAACGAATCGAAGTCGAAATCGTTGCCTTCGTAGTGGTCCTCGGTGCTCACCTGGCCCCGAGTCCCCGGTCCGTCATCGCGGGTTGCGAACTGGACCCTTGCGCTCTGGTTCATCGCCTTCGTGAGCGATTCCACCCCCCGCCTAAGCGCGTCTTCTTCCGACTTGGATCGGGGAACCACATCGTCCGCGTACCTGCTGACGATGGCCTCGACGTACTGCGGGGTCTTGACGACTAGCTTCTCCAGACCCTCCATCAGGTCAACCACAGCTGCGTCGAATCCATCGACTCTCGTGGTGAGAACGCCCCGCTTCAGCAGGCTCTTAACGTCAGCGACGGAATAGGTATACGAGCCCTTGTAGTGGTCGTAATCCGTTCGCTCCTGGCTGGCGATCTGGTGACCGATCCCGACGATGGCGCGGTACTGTGCCCGACTTTCCATCTCGGAGACCTTCTCCAGGGTGCTCTCGCGAGCCAGAAGGTGTGCCCAGATCTCCTGCTCCACGTCCTCCTGCTCAACGATCCCCGGCCACTGGAAGGCGACGGATTTCGCCGCCCTCCGAATGACTGGTGCTAGTTCGCTGTCCGTTGTCAAGTAACCTCCCAAGTGAAACCGTCGACCGAGAACTTGCCTCGGACGATCTGAATTGGTTTAGCCTGGACGTGCTGACCTTCCACCGTCAGCATTCCGAATCCCTGCTGCCAGTTGGCCGTTCCACCCTTCAGGTAGCTCGCCTGCCGCATGTCCATCAGGTTGCCGACTTCCAGACCCGTGACGATCTTCGAGTTCTTGCCCCGAGCACCGTAGGTGTAGCTCCCGAGTCCCAACCGATGGGTGTGCCCCATGACGATGGAATAGAGAGCCTTCTTCGCCGCGTTAAGTGCGGTGTTACCTGCGATGGGAGACAGTCGGATACCGCCGCGGTGGCCATGTGTGGACAGCCATCCAGGGGCGATGTCGTAGAACTCCGGAAGGAGCTCGACGCCGAACCCGTCGAAGTCCAAGAGCTTCTCGAAGTTGAATATCTCCGTGCCTGCCAAGGCCGGCGCGTTCTTCTCCAGATACACCCGTGGACGCTCGTCGTGGTTGCCTTCGTGGACGCCTACGAAGCCGTCGTATACCGCTCTCAGCGGCTCCAGGAAGCGCGTCTTGCACTGCTCGGAGTCTCGGTACACAGAGCCCTCGAATTCAGCCCTGGTGCCTTCGCTCCACCTGGACGGCTGCGGGTAGTCCATCAGGTCCCCGATGTGGATCACCTTGGACGGCTGGTAGTCACCGATGAACCGGATGACGGCTTTCAGAGCTCGACGGTCGTCGTACGGAATCTGCGTGTCGCTGATGACGACGATCTGCTCCGTCACTCGCCAACCACAACCTCTCGGAAGGGGCCTTCAGGATTGGTGTACTCACCGCTCGTCGGGTACAGGATGTAGCCGTAGCTGTGGTGGTGGTTCGTGAACTCGACCCCGTTTCGGTCTGTCACGATGACTACTTCGTCCTCACGATCAGGAATCTGAGACGGGTATCGCCACGTCCGAGGCTCCCTCTCGGGCTCCTCGACCTCATCCCAGCACTCGGCGTCCACCCAGGGCTGTTCGTTGTCAAGTCGCTCACCCAGTCCGGCGTAGCCTGCGATGTCGACGTACGAGTCCCGGTGGTACCCGAACTTGGCGCGTGAGACCTTCAACAGGACCATCAGATTCACCACGTCGTGCGGTGTCAACTCCTTGCCGACGTACGCAGACCACATACCCGCGATTCGCTCGAACGACTCGGTAGCCTCGCCGTACTGCTGCTGTCGCTCGCCGTTGATGAGGCGCTCAGCCTCCTGGAGAATCGTCTCCGTCACTTGATAACCTCCGTGTAAGGGCCGGTCCAGTGGTCAGTAGCCTCCCGACCATCCTCCCGAACCCAGGTCTTGCCGTTGTGCTGCCAGGTCAACCCGTCGCCGTCCTTGAGTGTCAGATGCGTCGGGATGTGTACCAGGTACTCCCACTTCTGCGGTGACCGGAAAGTGTTGTCAGACGGCTTCGACACAGGCGTCACGACTACCGACTCTCTCCGCTCAACGGGGTTGGGGGTGACATTAGGCTCCTTTACCGCAGGTTCCTGCTTCATACCGAAGGCCCACTCATCCTTGTTGAAGATCGCAACCCGCTCGTCCTTGTCGTAGACGTACAAGATCCCGTCGTACTCATCGAACGAGTCACCGTTGACGGAGATCTCGGTTCCGTCATTGAGAGAAACGACGATACTGGTCACACTTCCCCCTTCTTCAGTGCGAGGTATAGGTTGCCGATGTCTTGCAGAGCATCGACCGCTTCGCCCTCGTCGGGGACGAAGAACGAGTTGGTGTAGTCAGACACCAATTTGATGTCAACGAGGTACTTATCGCTCCAGTCATCAACAGCCGCCGACGCGATGACCTTGTCGCCAGCCCTGAGTTCCAGGTGCTCGGACGAGATCTTTACGACCTCGATCTTGGTCTCTACGACGATCGTTCCGACCTCGCGAATGGTGGTGCTCATGCTTCCTCCTCCAGTGATTGCGCCAGCGCCGCAAGGTATTCTCCCGCGCTAGCTCGTACCAACGCCGCCAAGGCGTGTTCCTTGTCGGGTGCGACAACCTGAATCGACACCTGCGCCCCGTCCTCGAAATGGACGGTCATGTCGATCACGAGCTGGTCGTCTTCTTCGTCCAGGCCGAAGGGGTCTTCCCCGGCCAAGAGCTCCAGGGTCCCTTGCCCCAGGTCCAGCTCAAGCTGGTCGTCATCGTCCGTGTGGACGTAGTCGTGAATGTCCTCCAGATTCACCTTCTTATCCTTTCCAGCAGAGCGGATCTACCGCCCTGTCCCATCACTACCGAGTTCACGTCTTCTCCTTCCGGCATCGGGATCACCTTGGCTCCTGGAATCGAACTCGCCACTCTCTCAGCGAAATCCATCCCAGGCGCGTCTCCATCGGCGAACACGTACACGTCGCGGTAGCCTAGAAACAGCTCACGCATGTACGGCTTCCACGTCTGCACACCGGGCACTCCTACGCTCGGTATGCCGCACAGATGCGCTGTGATACAGTCGATCTCGCCCTCGGTGATCGCCACTTCGGGACTGTGTTTGATCAGCGCCAGAGTGTTGTACAGCCACGGCTGATCCCCCGCTACCGTGAGATACTTCGGCTTCTCGTCTCCGTCAAGTCGACGGAATCTGATTGATACAACCTGCCAACGGGATTCGTACGACCACCGCAGGTACGGGATCGCCAGCATCCCTCGATACATCTCATGACCAGGGAGTGGATCTCCCACGTACCCGAGCATGAACCTGTCGATTTCGGCTTGAACTTCCGGAGAGGAAGTCACTAGGCCGCGCGTCGCCAAATACTCTTCTCCTGGACTGCCTGGGAGGCTGAGCCTGTACCTGTCCGTCGCTTCCCTCAGAAAGCTCTTCTGCGATTCGCTTAGCCTCTGCAAATGTCACCCCCTCCCTTTCTCTGATGAGTTTGATGAGGTCACCTTTCACACCGCACACGAAGCAGTTGAAAGCGTTGTATTGCAACGATATTGATGCTGACGGCTGCCCGTCCCCGTGGAACGGGCACAGACACGATTGCCACCGAGACGACGAGACCTTCGGTGGCTCCCAGTCGGGGTAGTACCTCTTGATCAGCCGGACAATCGGGGCGTCACCCATGTCAGGACGGCCACTCCTTGAGCAGATCGTTGATCAGGTTGGACAAGGTATCCCAGATCGCGAATGACTTTGTCGCGCCATACTTATCGAGGTAGTGGACCCTTACGATCTCCTCCTCGTAAGCGCACGTCTCGCAGTAACCGCCGTAGTAGGTGGCCTCCTCCACCGACACGACTTCGTCAACGTCGGTGACGCCGCTGTCGATCAGCAGCTTCTTGAACGCGCCTTTGAACTCAGTCTGGAAGGTGCTCACACCGACTCCTCGACCGAGATGTAATCGGCCAGGGCCACAGCTCGGTCGAATGCGTCGTCCAGAGGAACACTCACGAGCTTCTGCCTGAGTGTGCTGAGCTCCTCCTCCGTGAGAGACCCCGAGGTGCTGATCTCCATCTCGACCTTGTAATGACGAATCGTCACTTCTTGCCTGCCTTTCATCTTTCGGGGGGTGTTGCGCCGCATTTGACGCACGTGAGCCAGCCGTCGCCGGTGTTGGCGTAGTAGTGGCGGCAGTCTTCGACCCATTCACTCATCGCAGCCATCTCTTCGCCGCACGCTCGACGTTCAGCGCGGACACGTTCCCGGCCAGGGTCGGGACCGGGATCTCGACTTCGTAGTCCTCGTAGAGGTTGATGTCGTGGTGCTCGGTGACGATCTTCTTTGGGTTGCCCTGCTTGTCTTTGATCGACTTCGACCGAGTCTCCTTGCGGGAGACGGTCTTGTTGTCAAGCAGCGCAGACAGGATCTGCGAACGAAGATCCACCCGCGCCAGGTGATTTGGGGTGATAGTGGTCATGTTTGCCTTTCGTACGATGTCAAGTGGGAGGGCCGACTTGTCCGTTGTCAAGCGGCCTTCAATTCGATGGGAGCTATCCGGAATCCGATCACCTTGATAGCCGGTGGTTCCTTCAGGTAGTCAGCCCCGCGTATGAACGCCTCGGGATCGTCCCTGAGATGCCCCACAACGTCTCGGTTACACGGTCCGCAGAGAAGACCCCTGACGAACCCTGTGTCGTGATCATGGTCAACTGAGAGCTTCTTTCTCCCCTTCCCCGTGGCTCGTCGGCAGATATAGCACTTCCCGCCCTGGAACTCGTAGATCTTCCAGTACTCCTCGGCGGTGATGCCGTACGTCTCCATCAGCCTGCGTTCCCACGCAGCGTCTTTCGTTCTGGCCTTGCGAGCCCGTTCGTGCGTCACACATCTCTTGCCTGGTACCGGCTTGCCGGCCTTTGTGGTGGCCGGCTTCCGGACCGTCGTGATGCCCTCTTCGATGCAGTCTTTGCACTCGACCTTCTTAGCTGGCACTGTTGTTGTCTCCACTCAACAACCACCAGATGAGCATCACCAGGGCGTAGATCGTGATCAGCACGAACGCGGCCTGTTGGTCAGTCATCGAACAACCACCCCACGAACCCCACGCCTGCGATGATCAACGAGATAGCCACAACCGCGATGAGAGTGTCGGTCACGTCGTCATACCTCCGACCCACAGACGTGAGATCGCTTTGACCACACGGGATACCGGACCTGCGACGACTTCTGGCGGCGTCTGTCCGTTGTCAAGTTCGAGCTCGATAAATGCTCCTTCGAGCCCGAACACGTTGAGCGACAACTTCATCGGAAGTCACATTCCATCTGAATACCACTCCCGGAGTCGTTGTACGGGGCGTAGATAATGCACTTGGCCCCGTCGATGTACTCCACGCTGAATCTGTCCTCGGAAGTCGATGCTTTGGAACATCCCGTCAGCACCACGGCTAGCGCTCCCAGCGCCACGAACCACTTCATCGGAGGTCAACATCTGGGACGACGACGGAGGGCTTGAACGTGACCCGGTAGAAGTCTTCGGAGACGTGAGCGCCTTCGACCTGCTCCATGAAGTAGGAGACGTTGTCGGATAGGCCCAAGAAGTGCTTCTTGATCCCGTCCTTCGTCTTGCAGGTCACGTCGAGCTTCTTCGACGCCGTGTCAGCGTTGATCGAGCACCGCCCCTGGATCTCCAGCAGGTACTTGTCGGTGATGCCGTTGAAGAACACGATCCGGCGATTGATCTCGAAGTTGTCAGCGGCCTTCGAGACGTTCTCCGAGGCTACGTCGGCGTCGTTGACGCCACACGCAGACATACCGATAGCTGCGGCTGCTGCGATGACAGCGGTAGTGATGAGTTTCTTCATGGTCCTCCTTAGAGTGGATCTGTGATTTGCATTGTGTCCCCGACGAAGTCGAGCGTGGCGAAGTCTTGACCTGACGGGTCCGACTTGCCCCCTCGGTTCTTCACCGTGGAGACGTTGAAAGCGTCCGGACCGTAGTCGTTGGTGATCCGGTGCAGCGTCAGCACCATCTCAGGCACACGCCCGATCTGGCCTTTGATGCCGTTCAGAGGGATGGGAACGTTGCCGTTGTTGAAGTCTCCCTTCACGTGGTGCAGCGCGGCCACACACGACGCCGTCTGGCGTCCCATGTCGTGGAGGTAGTCCATCAACCCTTCCAAGCCCGAGAACGGGTCGTCCTCGTTGGCTCCTCCCTCGATGCGGATGTTCGTGATGTTGTCGATCACGGTCAGCGCCGGATACTCGCCATACTTCTGTGCGAACGCTTCTAAGGGGTCCTCGATCTGTGTGAGCGTCGGAGATGCGTCGTACTTGAACATCACCTGCGCTTCCTCCAAGGCGCACAGCGCTTGGGGCTCCAGCGACTCCTCACGGATCTGCCTGGCCGACTTGTCCATCGTCATGCCTGTCAGAATCGACACAGACCTGGTGAGCTGAGTGAACGCGTCCGAGTCCGCAGAGAAGTACAGCGTGGGCACGCCGGCCTTCAGCGCGTACGTCAGAGCGAACGCTGACTTGCCGATACCCGGTGCCGCACAGATCAGACAGAGCTGACCACGTAGGAACCGAGTTCCCTTGTTCTCCAAGGTCTCCCACACCGTAGGCAGCGGATCACCAGCCGAGCCTTTGATGTAGAGCGACTGTCTAGGTGTATACATCGACCTTCTTCCCGACGTAGATCGAGAACTCCTCCTTCTCCCCCGACTCAGAGTTCGACAGCCACACGTCGACATACCCTTCGGATGCGTGGTGGATCTCCCTCAGCTCACCGGAGACCCGAGCCTTCACCATCGACGCGGGAAACAACCAGTCGAACTCGATGATGTGGCCGATATGGTCGCCGTTCAGCAGCGAAGCGGTAACCGCGTCGATCATCAGTACCCCCTATGGATGATGATGTAGCCGAGCCGTTCAAGCTCGTAGATGGCCTCGTGCGCGGCCTCCGCTGGGTCGATACTGTCGCCGCCCAACGACGACTCCACGGCTTCTTCGATGACCTCTTGTGGCCTCTTCATCGGGGTCAACATTCCTCCTGGGATGTACCCGCTCCAGCTCATGCCACCTGCACCCCCGCATCGTGGATCGGCACACCGCGATCCTTGGCATCGGTCTCCTGGTCAAGAGCCTTCTGCATCTCGCGGGAGAGCTGCGGACCAACTGGGAGCCCGAGCTCCTTGGCGATCTGCGGACCCTTCATGCCGTTCCGGAACATCCGGAGGACCCCGCCCGTCTCGTGCGGGGCGTCGTCGGCGTAGAGAAGCTCTCGCTCTGCCGGGTCATCAAAGTTCGTCTTCGTCGTAATCATCTATGTCTCCTAGCTCTGGTAGTTGAATCTGTATGGTGTGCCCGCCTGGGAACCGGACTGCGATGTCTCTGTCGACTCCGCGGTGCCACCGCCCGTCGAGGTCAATCCACGAATGTCCTGCGGCTCTGCGCTTTTCAGCAGCCGCGAACCTAAATGCTGCCTGCTCGTTGGGGAACGGGTAGGACGAGGGACCGTTGAGCCGGTCCAGTCGCCCCATCTCTACGAACCAGTGCTCAGACTCCGTGCTAAGCGGAATCTCCTTCTTGTACGTTGTCAAGTGCTAGCCCATGGAAAATTTGCACGACGCAGACACGTCGCAGAACCGACACTTGGACGGTTCAGGATCAGGCTCGAAGTTCCCGGCCTGGATGTTGTCTTCGAGCTCGTGGAACATCTCGGTCACACGCTCCTGCGTCCAGTCGCTCAAATCGTAAGGGAACGTTGCCTTTCCGGACTTGCCCAGCCAGAAGTCTCCCTCCAGCACGTCGATACCGAACATGATGTTCAGCGCCACGCGGTACACTCCGAGCTGGAAGTCGTCCGAGGGTGCCTTGCCGGTCTTGTAGTCACGCACCCTCAGCACGGTCGTGAACTCGTCCGGATCGGAGTCTTCGACCACGTCGAGCACAGCGTCGATGAAGCCCTTCACAACGACACCTTCTAGGTCGATGTCAAACGCGATCTCCGAGCCAACGTCGCCGTTCGGAGTCGTCCAGAACCTCTCCTCCGGATGCTTCTCGAACCACCGAAACAGCTTCTCGATCTGCTCCAGGCCGACGATGTACCTACGTTCGATGTCAACCTTGCCACCGTAAGGTCCAGATCTCGACCAGAACCACACGTTGGGAGTTTCCCGGCACATCTCAGCGATGTCTTTGTCGTACTCCTTGGCGAACAGGGCCTGAGCTTCCTCCAGAGTCATCGAACCCTTGGACTTGGCTACTTGGTCCGCAACTTCGTGGAACGCCGTTCCCTGCGGCAGCCAGGCGGCAGGCCGGCTCCACACACGCTCGATGCGAGCCAGCCAGTACGAATACGGGCATAGCTGGTACTGGTTGTACTGAGAGACGCTCCGGTGAGCGACCGCCGTCGTCACGCAGCCTCCCGCGTCTCGTGCGAACGCTTGTAGATGGTGGCTTCGGCGACACCTCCGTCGTACACGTGGTCCTCCTCGATAGACCATCCGGTGTGGGTGAATCCGTACTTGGTGATGTGTCGGTCGACGGGTGCGTACTCGTCAGAGAACAGGTCTACCTTCGAGCTTCTCCTGACATAGAGAGTTGTCTCAGTGTTTGTACCGATGGTGGCTACGTACAGTCTCCCCAGAATGTGGATGGAGAGTCGCGGGATGAAAATTGCGGGAGAAGCTGTACGTGCCACTTACGAGCACCTTTCTCATGGTTCGATTTTGGGATAAACCCATACATTCATTCCTTCTTCAGTTATGTGAGTGTGCTCGTTCTCTCGCACTATCAAATTGCCGTCACTTTCTTCCCGTGGTCGATATGCCCAGCCACCTTGAATGTTGTCCTCAGTTGGAGGAATTTCGGGATCATATTCGACAACGAAGTCGCCGTCACGGAGCTTCTTATAGAAGCCTCGAAGCCGCTTAAGGATCAGGTCATCCATGCCTTCGCCACCCGTAGCCATGTATTCGGCGTGGTGTCTCAACAACCGATATTGATAAGCCTCCAGGTGCCTACCGGACACACCTTCAAAAGGCCACGCCTTCATAAGAACTTCTTGGCGCGGCGTCGGCGGTATGTACTTCTTAGCGATGAACGAGACCGCCTGACGGGTCTTTCCGACCTGTCGGGCTATATCTGCGTACTTCCATCCGTAAACGTCACGGAGGATGCGAATAGGCTCAGGGGATAAGCCCTCATGTTTGAGTAATTCGATCAGGATAGACTCTTGGTCTGTCATTCTGGCGACCCTCCTGTGAGTTTGGCCTGTGCATGTTACGTGCCGTGTGAACCGTGGACAACTATCTCTCCTCTAACGCGCCGGATGCCTTACCAGCACCCTTGCCCTCGTACTAAACGCGGGCCGAATCATGTCTCTTAAATGCGACTTATCGCAACCTTGATCTCTGTTGTGAACCCGCCCTCAAGCCTTGACAGATTCCTCTCTATGTGTTGTTGACGGGTGTTTTGCTGGACCAACAAGCGGACTAGAGACCCTGCCGCTCAGCACCACCAACGTTTGCGGCAGAACCTCGACTTCCGCTCGTCATCATGTCTATCTTCGCTAGAACTCTTCTCGCTGTCACTTCCACGATGTTGACCGTCGCACGTCGGAAGCTCTCCATTTGCCACATGCCACGCCGAGTCGGCTCTCAAGCCTCCGTGTTTTGTGACATGTGTCTCAGATCTGGGACTGCATGGGGCGGCTGAAGCTCCCCCGATGACGCCTGGAAAACTTACTAGGATGGTTGCCAGAACCAAGCCTACGAGGGTCAGACGCAGCCTCACCCCGCGTTGCACTCCTCGCACCGACAGTGCTGATCGCCGCAGTCGTCGGCTTCCGAGTGGAACTCGATCCACGTCTCAGCAATGCTGACCTCGCCCAGCGCAGATAAGAGGCCGGCGAGTGCCTCGACCTCGACGCATGACAGGTGCGTGGCGATGTCTGATGCGAGGTAGCCGTCACCCCACGAGGTTATGAACGATTCGACCACGTCTGCCGGTGCGTGGTATCCAGGCGGTGTCATTCTGTCTCCGAATCTTGTTTGGCCGCTTGCAATCCCGCTACGAACCCGAGCCTGAACATCTCTTCCAGGTGGGGCATGACGAGCTCGGTGATCTTCTCTTCCATCTCTCCCGCTGGGTCATGCCAGCGAAGGCCGTCCCAGAACATCGGGTACTCGCCAGTCGACAAGTACCAACCCGGCCCAGACGAAAACGTCCAGTGCTGGTCGATGGACGGCATCTTGTCCTTGAGCTCAGCGGCGAGTTTCAGGTCGATCATCGTCATCCCTTCTTCCGGTAGGCGTGTGCGATCACCATCATGGTTGCGTAGTCGAGCTGCGACTCTGCCTCTGCCAGCTGGACTTTGAGCTCTGCTACGGTGCGACGTGCGCCGTCGCGGGCGGCTAGCAGGTCCATCAGTTCCTTGTCGTCCATCGTCAAACCTCCTCAGTCGAAAGCGGATTCGGGAATGGTCCGGATGGTTCCGATCTGCCGACATCTGCCCCAGAGCTTGGTACGGAATAACTTGTCGGTTGGGATGTATCCGTTCGCGACATCTTCAGCCACTTCTCGCAGCGCGTTTGAGATCTCCACCGAGCTACCACCGTTGATGCTGATCTCGATCATGGTCATGCCTTCGGGAAGGTGTGGAGCATCGCGCAACCTCCACCCTGGCTACCTGTGTGCACCAGAGCGCCGTCGAACTTCTTGCCTGAATCGACTAGCTCCATGCACTTTCCGAACAACGCACGGGCGTCTTCAGGGCTCTGGGCTGCAATCTGAATACTAATTTCCATCTCATACCTTCCACGGTGTGCCGTTAGGGAATGGACCGTCCCCGTCAGGGTCCCGATAGATCACGTACCCGTCGTTCCACTCGACGTAGAAGCCCATGTCGTTCAGAAGACCCTCGGCCGATGCAGCGATGTGCTGCAAGTCTTCTCGGCTCCAGTCATCCACTTCTTCGATAGCTAGCTCCGCTTCGCAGAGGTAGTCGGAAGCTCTTTCGTAATCGTCCGGATGGGACCATTGCGCGATCTGCTCCACGTCTTGCACGAAGATGTAGTCAAGCTCGTCCTGTGTCCGCAGCGACGAACCCTCGCGGATCAAGAACGGCTCGGCCTGCACCGCTGCTGTCACGATTCCTTCTCCTTCTTCAGTTCGTCTCGAAGCTGCATGACCGACGCGAACCTGTCGATGGTGGCAGCCAGGAGCTGGTACTCCGCGTCATCACTTTGCACGTGATGTACCGCTACCGTTGTCGTAAACCCGGTGCCGTCGAGCACAGTGACCGACTTGGTCTTCGACAGCAGGTTGTTCTCGATGGTGACTTGATACCTCATGGCAATTCCTTGGTCTTGTGTCCTGTTGTGTCGCTGTGAAATCGGGCCGCTAGCTCAAGAGACCAGCGGTGTGTGGACTTGTGTTTCCACGTGCAGTCGAGGCACTTTGCGCGATGTCTCAGTTCAGCTCCACCCAAGCGCAACCTCTGGCAGAGATGGCACGGATGCCGGCCGCGATCTCTTCAGCCCTGGGGAGGCTGAGAATGTCATCGACCACCAGAATCTCGTGGCCCCTGAAGTCTTCTGCCCAGACCGAGTAGTTCTTCATGTCATGCCTCCGTCAATTCGTTCGTGAATTCCCAAGTGCTGAAGTCTGATCCTTCCCAGAGGACCAGGACCGAACCGCCAGGCGAGGGAGCCTTGATGACGACTCCCCTATGCCCGTATTCGTCGCGAACCCTCATGCCTACCACCATGATCGAGTCACCAAGCGCGGAACACGTAGTCGACGCCGTTGTAGTAGATCTCTGTCATGTCTCCGGACATCGACAGGTCGTTCGCGAACTTCTCGTAGTTGAAGTAGTCGAGAGCGGTATCTTTCAGCCCGAGAACCTCCTCGGCGTACTCGTACGCGTAGTCCTCCAGCGTCATCGGTCCGACGTACCGATCCTCGAACTGATCCACAGCGTCTGCGACATCTGCGAAGTAGCCGATGTCTCCGACCACTTCACTGATCCAGGCGACGAACGGATCGCCGTGATCCTCGATGGCTTCCGACAAGTCCAGCAGCGTGCCGAGGTCCTCATACTGGGAGATTCGAATGTCGCCGAAGCCTTCGAGATCGTGGATGACCCACTCCTCGTGACCGGCGAGCAACACGTGGGTCTTGATCTCGCCGACGATGTCTTCGACCGCCGAGAATTTGTCCAGGTCGATCCAACGACCGACCAGCGAACCCTCGTTGTACGCTGCCAAGTCAGCGACGTAGATCTTTGCCATTTGCACTGTCTCCCTGCTCAATTGGTGAACTCTGCGATCAGCTCACGCCCGGTCAGAGCGTTGCTGCCTGATGTCTTGAAGACGCGAACCAAGTCCTTGCCATCGACATGGCTGAGCACAATCTCAGCGCCGATGTTCCACCCGTTGGCTGTGACGACGAGCCCAGAAGCCTTGGAACCTAGCCGTGACACCATCTGACGGCTGCCTTCGAGCGTGCCTCGAAATTGCGCCATACCTATACCTCCGGTGTTGTCGTTGTCCGTTGTCAAGTCTCAGCGAATGCGAACGATGTTGTTGCCGCGTGCGACGTACAGCTTGCCGTCGATGTAAGCGGTCTGCTGTGGTGCCTTCATGTCTCGTCCTTAGAGTCGTTGACCGTCTATGTGCTGATGTCTATGATCGGGATTGGAGACCGATCTCGGCTGCGCGAACAACCGAGACCGGCTCTCGTCGCTACTTCAGTCGCTTGAGCAACTCAACGGTTGCCCAGATAGCTCCTGGTAGCGCGAGAATCAGGGTGACTACCTCGTAGGCGCTCACTCTGATCTCCCTTCCCTCCCCTGAGTCGAAAGCTCAAGGGGAGCCTGGGAAGGTGGGCCTACCCACCGAACTCGCAAATCTGGTTGCCCATCGTGTGGCAATCCCAGTCCGGACCAACGTTTCCGTTGCCCATCGTCTCGGCGTCCCACCGTGGATCATCTTCTGTGATGACTATGCCGTCGCCGTAGTCGTCGCCTTTGATACGCATCGACTCGGTGCCTTCCACACCAGGATCAGCAATCGCCATCGCTCCGATGGCAGCAGCTGCCGCGATGATCCGACCAAACGAGACCTTCAGTCGGGAGTCCATGCAATTCTCCTTTGTCCGTTGTCAAGTGCCATGCCTAGCGAACAGCCACCATCGCAGGTGGACACTTCGAGAGTGTGCGGCTTGCCTGTCCCCGCCTCTTTAGAGCGAACGCTCAGGGTTGAGGCCCAACCCAGAAGTATGTTGCCTACTTGTGGCGTAGGTTGCCTTTAACGTGCCGTTACCCATCCTTGCGCTATGTCTCGTGACTTACGTCCTGGAGCCTCCACATGCTCTCCAGACCGACTGAGCCCATAGCTCGGGGATGGCAGGGTCATCGCGATCTATACACCACGCTCGCCTGATCATCACGTTCTCTCTATTACGCCTATCCATCTCTTGATGAGCCATCGCTGGCAGAGGGAGCCTCGTAGTCCCGCTTGAGGGTTAGCTACGGTCTATCTCTTTGGCGTCTTCAGTTATCAAACAACTCGGTTGTGCTGGCTTCCAGCCTACCTGACATTCTGTCCGTTGTCAAGTGGTGGATCGTGCAATTCCCAGCTATCGGTTTGGCTGCCCGCGTCAGACCACCCACTGATCGCCTTGCGGCAGAACGGGATACGCGCCTGTCGGACCTCGCCGATCTCTTGCTCGGAACGCTTTCGACTCTACCGTGCGGTTTGTCCGTTGTCAACCGGAGTGATCGGGGCCAGCTATGCGCGATACCACTGGCAGGTCAGGCGTAAGCCCGATCATAGGTCGACCGTGGACATAATGCGCCCATGAATCGAAGATCCACCACTATTGAGTTAGTCAAACATCAGGTCCGGAATTCCGGCTTGACATCGAACATACGCGCTTGCGTGTCCGTTGTCAAATGCTCAGCTTGCGAGTACCTACACCGCTGGCCTTGCGGCCTTGGCGGGGGAACTCGGTGCGTTGCATGACATGAATCTAGCACATGCTGGCTGTCCGTTGTCAAGAGTCGCACAAATCCGCAGGTCGGAGCGCGTTTCTGCGCGGTGCCCGGATTCGTTTCCGCAGGTCACAGCGTTTCTGGCTCGACACGCCCAGAATTGTGGGCCATGCCACACTTGAGTGTGTTGCGGTTCTCGTGCCGACGGTCTAGGATCGCGCGCTTCGTGCGGTTCGGGCATAGATAGGTACCCACAGCACAGGGTGCCCCCGCTGGCCGTGGGGGCCGCAGGGTACAGCAGGTGGGCAGGTAGGGCAACGGGTACAGGGTGTGAGGTATCGCATAGACAGGCAGGGCACTGGGTGAGCAGGGCTTTCGCGTGGCAGGAGTTTGCCCTCGGGCAGGCCGGCCGGGGACTTCGCCGCAGGTGGCACTAGGTGTGTGGGCTAGGCGTGGGTTTGCTGTGGCGTGGGTTGACAGGCACCCCCAGGGGGTGTACCCTGCCCCCGGGTCTTTCCCGACCGGGAGGTAA